CTTCCTCGATCACTTCCAACAACACCTTGAGGCGCGGCGCGTGGTCGATCGTCACGTACTGCTCGGTCTCGGTGTCCTTGATCGAGCCACACAGAATCTGGCGCAGCTTGCTGATCTTGTCGGCCGCATTGGCCGCCGTGATCTGCTGGTTCTTCGCTTCGAGCACGAGGTGATTCTTCATCGCCTGATACGCGTCCTTCTGGTCCTTCGAAAGATCGCACTGGCGCGTCTGGTACGTGACAGGCGGCAGCGACAGGCACTCGCTTTTCTTGAAGCGGATCGCCGGCTGCATGGCCTCGAACGCCGTCTCGTGACTGCCCGGCATCGGCACCCACTTGTACGTGCTCAGCTGCTGCATCGTCTTGCGCTTGAACTGCGTGAAAAACTGCGGCACGCGCGTGGGGTCCACGAGCCGGGCCAGCGCCCATGCGTCCGTCGGCGCGTTCGGGCACGGCGTTCCGGTGAGCAGCCACAGCTTGCGGCCCTTGCTGATGTCCTTCAGCACGTCGTACAGCCCGGTCTGCGCGTTACGGAATGCGCTCGCCTCGTCCACGATGATCAGGTCGATGTCCTTGCGCGCCTTGATGTCGTTCGCGAGGATTTTCAGGCCATCGTGATTCGTGATGTAGAAGTCCACCGGCTGAGCCAACAGCGCGCGGCGCTTCTCGGCATCGGCGTGCAGCACGAGAGCGGTGCGGTGCATCGCAACGTCAAAAATTTCATCACGCCACACGTGATCGAGCGTCGACAACTTGCCAGCGATCAGGACGCGCTTCACGCGCCCGAGCGACATGAGATAGTCGGCGGCCCAAATGCTCGATGCCGTCTTGCTCGTGCCCTGTTCGTTCAAGACGAAGCAGCGCGGGTGCATCGTCAGAAAGTCCGCGGTGGCGTACTGGTGATCGAACACCTTGGAGAAACGCGCCGGCCGGGGCCAGCTGTAGTAATACCGGATCGGGCTCGGGGCCTTGATCCCCATGTTGCGCAGCACCTTCACCACGGCGAGGTTGTGCGGCACCGCGAGGTTGTGCCCGTCGTGGTCGATCAACTTGCTGTGTGACGGGAAGATCGCCATCACTTCAGCGAGCTTCTTCGGCCTCAGCTTGAGCAAGAGGCTCTTGGATGGTGTGTGTACGATCATGATAGTAATGCGAGGTATGCCCCGAGCACGTCCAAGTCGGCGTCAGTGGCCACGACGAACACGAACGCACCTGATGCGCCCATCTGTGTCATCGTCACTTCCTGTCGCTTCGTCGGCTTCTTGCCCGGCGCTTTGGTCTCAATCGCAATGAACCTACCGTTCAGGCAAGCGATGAAATCTAACGTCGGCTCGCCCATCCCGTTCTGCACTGGCATGTGGTAGTAAGCCCCCCATTGCTTCAGGAGGGCCTTCACCTTCGCCTTTACTTTTCCTTCAGGCGTCATCGACGCCCACTGCCAAAGTACTCACACGTCTGCACCGCGCAGTACTTGCGGCACAACCCGCTCGGCTTCGGCGGGAACACGCCGTTCTGAAACGCTGCCTTGTACCGCTGCAGCTTCGGCAGCAACGACTCCCACAGCTGCGGAATCTGGTGCCGATAGAACGTCTCGCGATCCTTCGCCGTCTCACTGAACCCATGCTGCAGCCAGTGAAACGCCGTGTGGCAGGTGTCCACTTCCGGGTGATGGTAGAAGGTCAACAGCGCGAAGATGATCAGCTGCTGCATGTCCTTCTTACGGTTCTTGCCCGTCTTGTGGTCATCCACATGCGCCACGTGGCCGTTGATCGTGAGTACGTCCACGATGCCCCGGCACCACACATTCTTGTCATAGAACGAACAAGGCGCAAGTTGCTGAGTGAGCGCGTACTTCTGCTCTACCAACGTGTTGCCGGGACGCGTGATGAACGGCATCAAGTACTCGGCATACATCTGCATGTTCGCAGGCAGCGCCACGGCCTTCTGCGCGCACGCATCGGCGATGTACTTCTCGGCATGCTTGTGGAACTCATCGCCCCACAGCGCCGCCGCGTTGCTCGTGTCCTGAAAGTTGCGCAGTACCTTGATTTCCTCGTACTGGCGCGGGCAGGTGTCGAACGCCGACAACGCGCTATGGCTCCATGCGTACGGCTTCACTTCATGCTCCCGTCACTCTTACGCGGGAACGAGCGGTTCTTGTGCTCGCTCACGACACGCAGGTTCTCGCGCTTTGTTTCCGCCCCGCCCTCGCTCAACGGCTTGATGTGATCCACATCCTTGCCGTCGTGCTTGTGCACCATGCCGAGCTTCTCAAGCTCGTAGCGTGCACGGTCCCGCGCGTTGCGCTTTTTCTTCTCGCCGCGCGCGTCGGAAGTCTTCTTTTCCTGCTTGTAATCGCGGACGTAATTAGGAGAGCTAGGCATTCTTACCCCGCAAAAAATCCGGCTCGTCGTGCACTAACGCGTAGACCCGGCGAACCATATACAGGTGGAAATTGTGATCTACCACGATACCGTTAATCCCACGGAGCACCGCTCGGTGCGCCGCAGGATCATACTCAACCACTTCGAACGCCAGCTGCTTCGTCTTGGCCGTGATGAACAGCCGCACTACACAGCCGCCGCTTCTTTGATGCGCTCGATGCGGTAGCCGAACTTGTCCAGCACATCTTGCGTCAACGTCTTGTCGAATTCCACGCCGGTATCGCCCTTGAGCGTGGCCTGCATGGAATCCTTATCCAACTTGACGATGCGGAACTTCAACCCCGGCGCTTTCGTCGATACGACATACCAAGCCATTGTGACCCCCGTCGTGGCGCTTACAGCACTTCGCGAATCTTGCCGACCAGATTGCGCAGCATGATCCCGATGTCGCCGCCCCACGTCAGCGCGATGGCTTCGATGCTGGCCAGATGGCCCTCGGCCGCGTGCACGTGCCCGACCACCTCGGCGGCAGCGGCGTGAGCTTCCACGACTGCCTGCGCGAAGTCGTGCGGCGCGCTCGCGGCGTGCACCCCGGTGCCTTCTTCCGACTGCGGTTCGATTGCCGTCGTGGCTTCCTGACCGGCAACTTGTTCCACGGATTGTTCCACGACTTCGGCTTGGACTTCAGACATTGTTCGGACTCCCGACTATTTGGGGGGGGTCGTCGAGCTTCTTCTTCGCCCGGCGCGCCCTGTTCAAGATTTCAAAATCCTTCTGCGTGACCTTACGGCCCGTGTTAGTCACACCGGCCAGCGCCTGTTTCTTGGCGGCTTCGATCAGGGTTGTAAGTATATCCGCAACTTGATCCGTATTCCGAACTAATTTTTTAGCCATGAGACCCCCGTCTGTTATGGCAATAATTACGACTTGGCCAACCCGTACCGCCGGTTGAAACCCCCTTCGCTGTTGAGCGGCAAGCCCGGCGCCCAGTCCGGCGACACCCGCATATTCGCCAACAGCCTTTCCTGCAACCACGGCGCGTAGAACTGCTGGGTGCGGAAAATCCCCTCGTCGTGGACCGAATGGACCCACTGCGCGAGCGCCCCCGCCTCCTTACGCGTTTCCAGACACTGTGCGAACACCACCAGCCGCGCGAGGCACTGGATGATGTTCTCGACCACCTTGGCCCCGTACAGATGCTCGCGCATCTTGCCGTTCCAGAACGTCCACTGCCACCTGCCCTCGTCGTTCTTTTCTCGACGCAGTTCGGGGTAGTTGATCTTCATTCCGCCCGGCATCACGAGACCGTCGCGGCACGTCCGAACGACGCCGCGCGGGTCCACAGGCATATCTTCCAGCCCTTTCAGAATACATTCAAGCGCGTGCTCGGCGCGCTTCCAGAGCTTCACAACATGCGGGTGCTTACCGCGATACACGTCATGCACGATGTAGTGGGCGAAGTCCCGTTCGAGCACGAGCGGCCGGCCGTCCTTGTCCTTGGCCTGCCCGCGCACGGAGACGATGAACTTGTCGTCGCCCATGCCAAAACCGAGCCCGAGTTTCGTCACCTTGCCCATCTGCCGACGGTCGTTGTCGAGATCGCTGCGGCCCTTGACCACATCGGTCTTGTAGATCAGGCCGCCGATCACGCAGTACATGTCAGGCCCCAACTTCTTGTCGGCCTTGATGTACACCTCAACCATGTCGTCTTGGCCCGCCAGCCAGTCGAGCAGGCGCGCCTCGATGTTCGACGAGTCGCCGACCACCAGCTCCTCGCCCTCGGGCGCCATGACGGCCTTGCGCGTGGCACTGCCGCGCTTGAATGCCTGCCAGTTAATCTTGTCGCCTGCGCTGAGCCGGTGCGTGCCGGCCGCGCCGCTGTACTTCAGGTAAATCGTCGCCGGCCCGCGTCGACCCATGGCGATCAGCCGCTCGGCGCCGCGCTCCGCGATCGTCGTCTTGTTCTTGAGGCGCGCCTCCACGATGATCTGGATACGCTCGTCCGGGTGCTCCTGCAACGCCTGCATGCCCTGATCCGTCTTCGCGAACGCATAGGTGAGCTTCTGCGTGCGCGGGCTGATCTTGAGGGGCGGCTCCACGCCGTTGTCGCGCAGCAGCTGGGCGAACTTCTCATTGCTCATGAGATCGTCAGCCTGCGCGCCGGACTTCAGGAGCAGAGTAATTTTCTCGTTGCGTAAATCCTGTCGGTACTGTTCGAGCATGGCCTCGTCGAGCATGAGACTTGGCTCTGTGAACATTCGGATGATCTGGTCGTTGAGTTCGAGTTCGTGTCGCGAGAACTGGCCCACCATTTTATTGAACAGATCGTAAGTAAGCTGAACGTCAGTACAGCAATAAGTGCCGTAGCGCTCAAGCCCCGCCGGCGAGAAGTCTTGCAGCCGCATGCCTTTGACATTGTGTACCTCTGTTCCTTTTTTGCCGATGCCATAGCGCTCTGCCAACTTGTCGAGGGACAAGCGGCCATGGGCGCCGAACAGCGCGCGCCCCATGCCGAGCGTATCGAAATAGATGCGCGGATAGATGCCGTAGTGGTGCGTGAGAATGAAGCCATCGAAGTGCGCGTGATGGCACAGCACGGCTTTCTTGTGCAGCTGCAGGGAGTCGAGGTGCAGCTTGATCGACGGCCCCGGCACCCAAAACGGCCGGTCGTTGTTGATCTTGATGCCGACCATGATGGACTCGAAACGCGGGTCGCGAACGTACGCCTCTGTCGTGAGCTTCGACAGCGTGTAGTCGTCCCCGTAGAACGTCTCGAAGTCGAGCGTCACGAGGTCCATTTTACTTCTTTCCTTCCGCACGAGCGCGCCACTCGATGATGTCGTGGTTGCGCGTTTTCCACTGATCCAGTGCGTTGACGGTCGTGCCGATCTTCGGGCGCACATGCAGCACCTTGAGGTATTCCAGCACGACAAGCGCCTCGCGCAGCACCGTGCGGCTCACGCTGAACTGCTTGGCGAGCACGTCCTGCGGCGGCATCTTCGCGCCCGCGCCGCTCTTGATGACAAGTTCTACTAAATTTTCGAGGGTCACGTCGACCATGGATTTGACAGTCATTACAGGTTTTCCTTTGCGAATTGATCCCACGAGCCCGACAGGTTGTACATTGTGATGTACTTCCGCAGGCGGTCTACGAATTTCTGCACAGGCGGGGCCGGCACGAAGGTGCTTGCTTCTACAGCCTTGACTGTCAGCGTGCGCGCGGCCTTGAACTTCGACCCCAGTTCCATTTCGGGCACCCACTGGTTGCGCCACAGATGGAACTCATCACGCAACACCTCCAGCATCACATCGAGATCGCGCACGTCGAACGTCTTACCGTTCTTCATGTGGATGAGGTACTGCTCACCGAACTCAAAAGCTTTGACCTGATGCAGATCGACCGGCACCTGCCGGTCGTCCTCGGTCAGCTTGTGCGCCCGGCCAACGAAGTCAGCCAGCAGCATGTTGCCTCCTAACTAGACATAAATGAATTTAGAAAATAACCGTGTTTCCTGCGCGTGCTTTAATCATGTTTCAGTTGGCTCAAGTGATCCCGGAACCGCAACGCGAACGCCGCGATATGCTCAAGGTCATGGATGCGCCGCTCGATAGGGAACGTCTGATCGCGCATGATCCTGTCCATTCGGTTGATGACATCCAGCACGTCGCCGTTCCGGTCCTCGGGCGCTATGCCATCATCCTCAAATGGCAGCGCAACGTATAGCTTCGTGCCGGTCGGCGGCACGCGGTCGAGCCACTTGACCTGTTCGCCAAATGGTTCGCCAACTTCTGCGACTGGTTTGATTGACATAATTGTTTCTATCGAACTTTGACGTTTTCCCACGACGAGCCTTTTTGCCCTTGGTGGCGGCGGCCGGACTCGAACCGGCATCACCTGATACCGGGGGCATTACTCCCCGGCTGCGCTCGGTTGGACACGCGCTTCCCTGCGGACCCCATTGGAAGGAGCGCCGCTCGGTGCATCCGCAAACCATACCCTCACGCACTTGCGACCGGCTGGGTGTTACCCCTCGCGTTCCATGATTACGCGCGCATACGCCATATGCTGCGCCGCCAGTTTCCATAATAAGGATGAGCGAACTACGCCCCCTGTTCGTTCCACTCGTGCGCCAGCTGCTTGATCAGCTTCACAGCGTCGGATGCCGGGGCGATGTTGGTCGCGTGCAGCGCGCCTTGTCCGGGGAACACGAGCAGCACGAACGGCAGGGGCTTGCCTGCCGTGTCCTTGAGCGCATTGTCGATCGCACCGACGAGGCCCGGCAGCGCGTCGAGCATGGCCGCCACTTCGGGCGGCTGCTCGGGCGTAATGAGGTCGGTGGTGTTCGGGTTGACTGCCTGTTCCATGATGTTCCTAGTTGGTGATGCGTGCGGGGTAAATGACGGCCACACGCAGGCCGCCGATAAGCAACGGGACTTCGCCCGCCGTAACGCCTTCTTCGCGCATGATGCGCACGATGCGAGACAACGACTGTTCCGGCGAGTCGATCTCGACAAACGCATCGCCCTGCGCGTCGCGCTTCACGTCGATCTTTTCGCGGACGCGCAAGTTCGCGCCCACGTGGTCGCCCAGCTGCACCATGCGCGACTCCATGCGCACCAGCCGGTCCCTGAGTTCTGCAATCCTTTCTTCAACGTTAGGCATACGCCCTCCTTCTCAACTACGGTCGGTTAAATCAGTGCGCTGTTCGCGCTCTCGGTCTTGATGCGCACCTGATCAGTCTGCAGGTGCCGCGCCAGCGGCCAGAACAACTCATCACTCCAGAACCACGTTTCGAGGTCATGTCGCTCACCTGCTTCGGCGATCAGCGAGTGCCCGAACTTGTAGCTCTCGCCCCCGCCGGCTTTTTTGAACTCACGGTACATGTACCAGACGATGTTGCCCTTGCGCGCGCCGATCGAGCCATACACACATGGAACCCAGCCCGCCAACGTCAGGTGCGCCTCCATGGCTTCACGATTGACGATCTTCACGTGAACCTCTCATCTTCTGTCAACGCCTTGGCGAGCCGCCAAAACACTGCATCGTCTGCTACCCATTCGGCTGGCTCCGGGTCCAGCGCGGTCGGGAACATGCTGCGCTTTGTCCACCCGATGTCGTCGTCGTTATCCGGGAACTGCGTCACCCACACCACGATGTCACTCATCGCCGGGTTATGCGCCCCACCCTTGTCCCAGTCGAAGGGCACCCAGCCCAGCAGGGCAAGGTGCGCCTCCATCACGCCGCGATCGTTAGTCAACAAGATAGATCGTCTCACCAAACGGGGCCTCGCCATACGGCATGGTGTTGGCCCACACTACCGGACACTCCGGCTCATCCTTCGGGAACCGGCCCATCAAGTCCGTCAGGATGATGCACACCTCGGGCGCGATGCCCTGCTCATCCATCCACTCGAAGATGGGGACGAACGACGTGCCTCCACCTCCCCTCGGCTTCGTCGCGATGTCGATCTCGCCCGCGTCGTACACCTCGCCCTCGTACACCTTCGTGTCGAAGTAGTTGACGATGATGCGGCGCGGCTTGGCCTCGGCCATGATCGCGTTCAGGTGCTCAGCGAACCGGGCCTGCTCAGCTGCGGCGAAGCAGCTGCCCGACGTGTCGATGAACAGCGCCACATCGCCGAGCGCTTCCGAGTAATGCAGCGGTGCGAACAAGCCATGCGTGATCAGCGCGCGCCGGTTGATGCGAGCCCAGTCATACTGCGACACGCAAAGGGACTGCATGTAGCGGTGCAAGTGGTTGTACCACGGCTCAGCCGGCGACTTGAACGCCTCCGCCGCGCCTTGCTCGATGCCCGCGGGCATGTTGCCCATGGCTTTCGCGTTGGCGATCGCGCGATCGACGAGCGCTTTCACCTCGTCCTCGTGCTTGTCCTTTTCCTCGGGCGTGCCCTGCGGCTCGCGGATGTCCTCGCGGCCCTTCGGCATCTGCGGCCCTTGGCCCGGCTGCGGCTGGCCCTTGCCCTGCCCGCCGCCCTGCTGCTTCTGCTGGTCCTGCTGATTCTTCACCAGATCGGCATACACAGCCTCGGCGAGCCAGCCGTCGTATTGCATGTCGAGCAGCCAGTCCGCGCCCAGCTGAAAACCGTTCTTCTTCATCATCGCGTTGATCACGTAATCGCATGCGATGTTCCACAGCTTCGGGTCACGGTGGCCCCGGCGCGTGGTGTGCAAGAAGATCTTGTGGCACAACTCGTGCACGATCTCGGCCACCTGCTGATCGAGCGGGATCGACTGAAAGAACGCTTTGTTGATCCACAGGTTGCGGCCATCGGTGGCCTGCGTCTCGACACCATCCGAGCCGTCCGACTCGATGACCGTCATCGAGTAGTAAATCTCCGTCCAGAACGGATGGCGAATCGTCATCCGCACTGCGGCTGCAGCTGCGACGCTCTCGCTCATCACGCCACCTCGTTGATGTACGTTACGTCCTGCTCGGTGACTTCAGTGTTCGCAGCTGCGCGATCGGCACCGTCATCACGATGGGCCAGCGAAGCCAAGCGCTTCGCCTGCGTCTTGTCCTTCGCGCGGATCGAGTACGTGTATCGCACCGTTTCCTCGATCTCGACCTCGAACACCTTCAGGGGCTGCTGGTTCATTCCTTCCTCCGCGTCTTCGGTTTCACTTCTTCAGCGTAGTTCGCCTCGTAGTCGTACGACTCCTTGAGGTACGACGCCTTGTGTTCGCTGGACACGATGATCTCGACGGCCGACAGCAGCGCAGCGTCGCGCGTGTCGGCCTCCACCTCGACCTCGTAGACCACAAGCTTGTCCACTTGGACCTTGAACATCGGCATCGATCAACGTCCGTTCAGCAGCTTGGACAGCTTCGGGTTGCTGATCCAGTCGACATACGCATCGGTGCCGCTCACGTCGAAGTTCTTGCGCTGCATGAGGTGGCGCAGGATAGCAGCCTGCAACTCCAACGGCATGCGCTCACCGAACGCCTTGACCTTGGGCATCTGCTCGGCCGCGCACTTGAGCGCCACGACCATCGTCAGCGCATACTGCTCGTCCATCGCCGTCGGGATCGCCACGCCGCGCGGATCAGCCATCACAGCCTCGAACGCAGGCAGCTTCGCGAGGTTGCGCTTGTGGGCCTCGTATGCGGCCCCCACGCCGCTGCCGAGGTTGCCGACAGCCTCAGCCAGCACGAGGGGCGTGCCAAGCTCGTCAGCGGCGTATTCCTTGCGGCTGATGCGCTCCCAGCTGCGCATGTTCGCCCAAATGCCGCGCTTGCCTTCCTCGGTCATCGTGTCGTTGCGCTGCGCGCCTGCCAGCTTGGTGCCCGCTGCGCTGCCCGCCGTCTCGAACACCTCGTCGTAGTTGTCGATGAGCGCCGGGTTGTCCTTGAAAAAGGTCTGCACGTTCGGGTGCCACGAGTTCTTGGCGGCGTACTCCGTGTTGTCTTGCGCGTCGCTGTAGACCTCCAGCTGCTCGAAGCGCGACATGAACGCACGGCCATGCTGCTGCACGCTCGACTTGTCGCTCAAGCGATTGCCTGCTGCGATCACCATCACGCCATCGGGCTTGCGGAGAACGCCCGACATGTCTTCGCCGTTGACGTACTTCTGCAGCAGCTTGAGCGTCGCTTGGTCGGCGTTGAACATTTCGTCGATGAACAGCGCGCCTTGCACGTCCGGGTCGGTGTAGGCGTTCGGCAGCGCCTCGTTGTTGTAGAGCCGCAGCTTGCCGGTCTCAGCGTCCGGCGCGCTCGCTTGGATGTCCATGGGCGACATCGTGGGGGCATAGAACGCCCAGCCCTTGAAACCCTTGATGCGCTTTTGCATCTGCTTGACGAACAGTTCGATGGTCTGCGTCTTGCCGAGCGCGGGCTTACTGGTGATCGCCGTGTTCGTCTTGGCGATGTAGTTACGAACGAGGATCGGCGGGAGTTCTTTGAGCTTGACAGCCATGATTGGTGTTATCCTTTAAACGCATTAGGTAGGGTGGTTATTTACCGCCAATTGCCGGACAAACGGAGTGCACCTCCGTTTGTCCGGGTTTTCTTACACGCTCAGCATGTCGGCGAACAGCGCGCGCTTGTTCGGCGCGGCGGCCATCGGCATGTCGTCCATCGGCGCGGCGACTACGGTCGGCTTCGCTCGGCGCTTCGGCGCGCTCGGCGCGGGCGCGGCCTTCTTCGCCGCGACCTTCTTGGCCGGGGCCTTCTTCGCCACCGTGGCCTTGGCCTGCTCGATCGCCTTCTTCCCGACAGGCGTCGGCTTCTGCGGTGCCGCTGCCACCTTCTTCGCCGGGGCCTTGGCCTTCGGCACCTTCGTGTCGGCAATCGACGCAGCGATCGCACCCTTGAACTTCATCTGCAACTTGCGCGCCTCGTTCATCGCTGCCTCGCGAGTCGGTGCGTGCTGGCGCAGGTCCATGGCCGCATAGTTCGCCAGTTCCTCCGCGTCGCTCGCGAGCGATGCAAGCTTCGGGTCGTTGGTCAAGTTCAACGCAGGCATGACCTTCACGATCTTGGCGATGTTATCCACCAACGAGTCGTTGAATTTCCTGATCGTGCCGCCGTCGTACCCTTCCAGTGTGTTCGCCATCGCCGACACCACTTCGTACAGGCGCTCGTACGCCTCCTTCATGGCATCGGCGATGCGCGCCTCGACAGCATCGGCCGCCGCTTTCTCCAGCTTCTCGACCTCGGCCTTGGGGATACCCTCGACCGCGCGGAAGTCCGACGCCGCAGGCATCGGCATCACGTTCACCTCGAAGCTGAACCGGCTGCGCACCTCTTGCACGCTCGGGTAGTCCATCGGGTTGAACATCTTGTTCAGCGTGAACTTGGCTTCCTCGACGCGCGACTGGTACACACCCATGAGGGCATCCACCAACAGGTTGCCGAGTGTGATGCGGTCGCCGATCTCCTGCATGAACTCCATGTGGCGAGCCACCTGCCCGATGCGCCAACCGCTGTCATCCCACGGCAGCGTCGACGTGTAGATGAACGTGCGGAACTGAGTCGCCCACTTGGTAACGTTCTCCAGTTCCTTGCACTCCGGCAGCAGCTGCTTGTGCACGTTGGCCACGCCTTCCTTGGCGTCAGCGTTGTGCGCGACGAGAACGCTCTGCGTCTTGTCGAGCTTGCGGGCGGTCCAGATGGACAGGGACGGGCGATACAGAAGGGTCGAATTACGCAGACTCATGGTTTCCTTTCCTCACGTGAATTATAACTGCATTAGTTAGAATAGCTAACGACTACTCATACAAAAAACTACACTACTGCGATGCGACATGCCGCGCGATGTAATAGACACCCGTAACCATCAAGCCGTTGATGAATGCGGACACCCATAGATACTTCCACGTCTGCGCGTTCATCTTGTCGGATATGTCCGACAGCGACCTATAGACCTCGGCCTTGAATTCGGCCATCTGCGCCTTGAAGTCGGCGCGCAGCGTGATGATCTCACCGCGCACGCCTGCCACCTCGCGAATCATTTCCTCGCGCGTCTGCACCATCTGTTCTTCCAGCTTGCTGACGCGTGGCTCAAGTTCTCCGCTCATAGTTCCTCCCCGTCCTCATCGAATAGAACATCCTCGTCGTTGTTGTAATACTCGTCGGCGCGCTCATAGTCCATCTGGTAGTCGTACTCATCCGACAGCCGCGTGGAGAACCACGCCTCGACTTCCTCTAGCAGATCGTTGAGGTCAGCCTCGACTCGCTCGAACGCTTCCGGGTTTTCCGAGTCGTCGGCGTCGGGGTCCGGCACGGCGTTCTCAATGCTCATGCTCTCGCCGCGCGGGCTGCGCTTCACGTCGGCCCGAGCATTCGGGTAACGCAGAAACACCGCCATCGCTTTAGCGCCTAGCTTCTTGATCTCGTCGCCGCCTGCGTAGTCGAGCAGCCCGGCATTGTTCACCTCGAACGCGCGCCAGTTGCCGTTGAACGCTACCCAGTGGTGGCCCCAGCCTGCGTTGTAGTACACGTCGGGCGTGCCGCGTGTCTTGCCGTTCATCATGCGCACTTGCCGATCGTCGATCGAGAACCCGAGGAACCCGAGGACTGTCTCGGCGTCGTCGATGGTGTACTCGGCGTCGAACTCCACGCCGTCGATGTACGCCTCGCGTGCCTTCTGCTTGGCGCGTTCGCTCAGTTCGCTGAACTTGAACTCTGTCTTTTCTTCCACGGCTACATCATCCATGGTGATCTCTCCTTTCCTCACGTTGGTGGACAAACGGAGGGGAACTCCGTTTGTCCGGGGGTGGTAACACCGTCCATCACCGTTGCTACCGTACAACAAATACTATTATCCTCCGTTCCCTGAATACTCTCCAGTCAGCCACCCTGTCAGCCACCTTTTGAGGCCGGACACGGAGCCGTTGACTCGGTAGTAGGGGATGCTCAGCCCCTTCAGGTTTCTGTCAACATCGTGGCCAATGAAGTCCGCCATCGTCACCACGATGTCGCAGCTGTTCGCCTTGGCCAGCATGCCTGCGCCGCCGTGCGCGCCGCTGCCACCCTGCGTCTGCGACTTCACGAACACGAACTCGATCCGGTCCGCGAACGCCTGCTTCACGTCCTGCTCCTGCTGGTTGATGAGGCCAACCACTAGCACCTTGGGCAGACGCTCGCGCGGCGGTGCGATGACCTTCTCAACCTGTACAGCTGCGCGCGGCGTCGGCACTGCTGCGTCGATACGCATAGCCAGCATCTGATCCTGAATCGCTCGGTTAATGCTGCCTGCAAACGCCTTCACTGCCACCTCAGCAAACCGATCGGTGAACATCTGGATGATGCTCTCCATTGGCCGCGCCACCTGCTCAGTACGCATACGCTGCTCGATCGCCGCCACTCGTGCTGCAACTTCTTCGTCGATGCGCGACTCGATCTCTCGCTGCGCTGCCTCAACCGCGCCACGCTCAGCGCGGTCTCGCGCCTCTTGCGTCTCGGCCTCGGCCTTGGCTCTAGCCTCAGCTTCGATAGCTTCCCGGCGTGCCGCTTCCGCTTCCTCCTTGGCCTTGTGCTCACGGGCCAGACGCTCGGACTTGACCAGCCTCATCATCGGCTCGGCCCACGCCGAAATCATGCTCCACGCTAGGTTCTCGGGCTTGCGCTGTCGTTCCTCGGGCAGTTCTAGGTTGGCCTTTCGGGTTGCCTCAGACGCACTCATGCCGGCGAACTGCTGCATGAGATAGTCGGCGCGCTCGATCACCTGCCGCTTCTCAGCCTCGTTCCAATGCACCTGCCTGCGCACGCCACCGGCTTTGCCCGGTGGGTTCGGCTTTGCCTCTAGCTTCTCGACGCCATTCTTTTGCATAGCCGCTGCCAGTGCCGTGCCGACTACGGTCTGAATCTCTTGTTGATTGTTCGCTGCCATTTCTGCGTTCTCGATTTCTGCTGCTGGTTCGGGCACAGCCGGCTCCTGCTCCGGCTGTGCCTCCGATGGTTTGGTAAGGAACAGCTGCTCAGCTTTCTCCCGTGCATCGGCCTGCTTACCTCGCTTCTCGCCGATCTCATGCCACATCGGTTCGATCCAGTTCTTGAACTTGCCGAACCCAAGGTGCGTTAGGCCCTCGCGCTGGCGATCTTTCGGCAACACCTTGCGCTGTGCCTGCTCGATCGCGTCCATGTTCGATAACGACTTATCGCGCTGCAATCTAACAAACGCTTCGTCTGCTATCTTCCGCTTCTCGTCGTGAGTCCAGAACACGCTGCCCGCTCGCGCGCCTATGTTCTTCTGTCGAACGTCTCGCGGGGTGCGGACTGCTCGGGGTGGAAACTGCGCCATTCTCTCTACCTCCTATCAGTCAGATTTGACTGACATATTGTATAACGTCCCTTGTAACTAAAGGGTTTCCAGCTGTTCCACAACCTCTCCACTGATGTCAGTTAGCCACGATTCGGGCAGCATCCCGGTGAACGTGCGGTGCCTGTGGATCAGCTTGAGCTTCACCGTGCCGAGCCAGAACTCGGTCTCGCCGTGGGCAGACAACATGCTGTAGGGCACCGCTATGCCGACCTTCGTGATGCGCCCGTTGTACACCCACTTGTACAGCAGTCGGCCGTCGCCGCCCCAGCTGCGCATCACGCCCACGCCGGCCCGGCGCTGTGTATGTACGTACATTCCGCACGCCACACAAACACCCTCGAACGTTGCGGTAACGCCCTTGAACGACAGTTCGTTGACACCGCACAGTTGCACCTTCTTGCCCGCGCAACGCGGGCAGTCATGCTTGAGCTTGAACTGCATGTCATTCTCCTTTCAACACGTTGGTGGACAAACGGAGGCTGACTCCGTTTGTCCGGGATACTGCTTAGTCGACTGCGACGTAGACCTCTGTCGTCATCCCCCACGTACCATCGGAGTTCAACATGATGAATGTGCCCTGTTCGACACCGCCGATGCTCAGTTCCATCACGGCGGCACCCGACCCGCCGGCCTTGTTCACTTCCGTGACGTTGAACCAGAAGCCCTCGCTCTCATGCTTCAGGTGCGCCTCGATCAGATCGACGCCGCCACTGGGCGTGAGTTCTACCTTTACCTTCGTGCTCATTCATCCACCTCTTCGTCAGGGAACTGTGCGCCCAGCTGCTTCGCCAGTTCGATTGCTTTCTCGCGAATGTCACTCGTTCCGAGCGGCGCGGTGAAGTTGTTGAACTCACCATCGCGGCTGTAGCACTCGGACAACTCAACGAGGAAGTCGGCGATCTCGCCGGCCAGTTCGTCGGATACAGGTTGCTGGCTCATGTCTTGCGCCTCCAGTAGCCACGCACGATCATGTCGCCCTTGTGCGGCAGGCAGAACTGCAACTCGCCTTCGCGATAGTCCTCGGCCAGCAGCGCGTCGATGTGATCGCGTGATGCGCTATCGAGCGCCTTCACCTCGTCGCTGCCATCACCCCACGCATACCACTCGATGTACTGGCCACGGATACGCTCGTCGTAAAGCGTGCTGCCCTGCCCATCCACGCGCGCACTACGGTCGTACTCCAAGCACAGCAGATCAGCGAACTTCGGCAACTCGACCGGGCAGACAGCCGCGATGTCTGCGATCTTGCGGCGCATTTCATCGCGGTCGTTGTCGTCGTAGTGCTGACGTTCTTCCTTGATCATGCGAGCCAGATCATCCTGCAACGTCTCGATCAGTTCGCGCCACACATACGCATGCACTTCGGGCACGCTCTTAAAGAACTTGAGTTCCATCACTCACCCCGTTGAATTGTTGGCGCGTGCCCACCGTATCCCAACGGGTCACGCGAATGCTATAGCCTTCGGCTTCCGGGAACAGCTTGACGAACAGCGCATACAACTCGCGCGCCTTGTTCTGGTCGCGTGCCGAGTGCTCCGCCGTGGCGAACACATGCTGGCCGTTCTTGCTTACGTTGATCTCGAAGTGCATTAGTTAATCCCCCACGGTGCGTTATCCCATTCGGCCATCTTCTCGACTTCCTCTTTCGTCTTGCCGAGCCGCGTCTCGATATGATGCAGGCCCGCATCGCACAACCGCTTGGCCAGTGATTGCTCGTACTCGGGATGCTCGCACGCCTGATAGTCATAGCAGCCGAACGCCTTGTGCAGCGGGATCAGTTCGGGCAATGGCGTGACCAGCGCATACGCGATGCTCGGCATGTCGTTCTCGCCGTAGCGATAGTTCACCGACGCGACGTTCTCGCTCATCAAGATGTTGGCCACGTTCGCGGGCTGCTCGATGCACTTGAACGTGTTGCCTCGCCACTTGACCTCGATCTCACGCGCCGCGAGAAACGTGGCCAGCGTGTTGATGTGCAACTCACTGCATACCCATGCGCTCATGCTTTCCTCTCCACTCGTTGGGACAAACGGAGGCTGACTCCGTTTGTCCGGGGTTGTTACTGCTGGTTCGCAAGGCGCTCAAGCCATGCGTCTATCTCTTGCTCGATAAACACCGTCGCACGCGGCCCGTAATGAATCGGTCGTGGGAACGTCGGATCGTTCTTCACCTTGCCCCATAACCAACTCTTACGGCGCGCCAGCTTGGCCATCACCTCTTTCGGTGTGATGCACTTAGCCCCCGGCGGTATCTTGCGGGACGGGTACATCACACTCCCCTATCTCTCAGCCGCTGTATCGTGGTGCGGCTAGTCTTGAACTCACGAGCCAGCTGTGAGACTGTCTCGCCCTTGTTGAGACGCATGCGCGCCTCGGTCTGCTGCGCCTCGCTCAGTGCCGACGGACGGCCGAACGTCTTGCCCTGCGCACGTGCACGATCTAAGCCTGCGTTCGTTCGCTCGATCAGCAGATCCCGCTCGAACTCAGCCATCGCACTGATCACACCCATCGTCATCTTGCCGGCGGGGCTCGTCAGGTCCATGCCACCCAACGCCAAGCAATGCACACGCACGCCGAGCGTGGTGAGCGTCGTCACAGTCGTGCGCACATCCATCGCATTGCGGCCCAAGCGATCGAGCTTGGTCACGATCAGCACGTCGCCCACCTCCAGCCTATCCACCAACTTGCTGAAGCCCGGCCGCTCGCTCGCTGCTACGCTGCCCGATATGCTCTCGGTCACAGTGCGCCGCGGCTCGACCTTGAACCCTGCGCTCTCGATCTCGCGCAGCTGGTTGTCAGTCGTCTGGTCCGCCGTCGACACACGGGCATACACAAAGACGCGGCTCATGCTTGCACCTTGAAGTCGGGGAACCGACGCTTGCAGATGCAGTGCGCCGAGTCACGGGTGTGCTGGTCCACCTGTTCACCGTGCGTCTTGGCGTAGGCGTCGAGCAGTTCGTCGAGCTTGGCGTGCGTGCGCAGGTCACTGTCTGCGTCGATGCGCTCGATTGCGATCTTCGCGTACTGCGGCATGTACTGGTACACCTCGGGCGCTCGTTTGTGTACAACGTCCACGCCCTTCTTGCCGAACGTGATCACAGGCTGCGCCGGCCGCGCGCCCATGTACGACTCATCGCGTTGCCATTCGATCTCGGCCTGCTTGCCCTTCTCGACGCGCTCCATCATCGCCTCGTATGCAGTCTGGTCGAAGTACTGCACGCTCGTCAGGTGCGCCAGCTGGTGCACCATCGCACGCACGGCCATGTCGCCGTTGATTGCATCGGTGCCCATGTTCTCGGCGCGGCATTCGTCGATCGCATTCTTCAACGCGTTGACGATTGCGATGGGGTTGCATGCACCCTGCTGAATTGCGAACGCATCACGGTAACGCTTAGCCATGGTCAAGCCTCCTTCATGCCGTTGAGGGACGGTACTGCGTGCCGCGCTTCGTCATGCCGCTCGATGGGCGCGGGATACGCTTCGCGCTGTGCGTCGATCGACTGCCTGCTGTATGCGTGGTCGGCCGGCACATCGTAGGGCGCCGTTGCTGCGGCGATGCGTGCACCGATGGTGCGAATGCGTTTGCTGATCTTCATGCTGTTTTCCTTTTCCCACGTTGATGGACAAACGGAGGCTGACTCCGTTTGTCCGGTTGTTTACTACTCGTCGCCAAGATGGTTGACAGCGAAATCCTCGACCGTGTCGATCGCTTCGTTCTGGCGAGCGTGTTCTTCCTCGTGCTCGCGGTGGTCGATCACATTCTGTTTAGCCAGATCGAGCACGATCTGCATTGCGGTTGCTAGTTCCATCACACACCCCCTTTAATACGGCCTGCCATTGGCGAAGTTCATGCACGCGTCTTTCGCTGCGAGCATGCACGGGTTTTCCTTGCTGATCGTGAAGATGGTACGCGGCGGGCTCGAAAGCTCCGGGTACTTCTTCGTTGAGATCACCTGCGTGCCTGCCGTCCACTCGAAGATCGTGCCGTTCGGTATCTGGAGGTACACATAGCGCTGCCCTTCGTGCTTGCGCTCGGCAATCACGCTCACATATGCACGTTTGCTGACGACCATGTGATCACCTCCACATCGCAGGGATCATGCGGTCATCGACACGCGGGCCGGGCGGCGTTTGCAAGCGCTCGACCCAGTACGGCAGGTTGCTCCCAAGTATGGCCTTCTCATACGCCTTGACCATGCCTTCGGTGAACAGGCCGCCGACGCCATCGGTGCCGCGATCGACGATCGCAAGCGCGCCGTTGCGGGCGAACACGAACTTCGCGAACGGATACAGCATCGCGTGGCTGAACATCATGCTCGCCACCGCCGGCTTGTCTGCCACCATGCTGTTGCTGTTCTTCGCGAACTTCGTGTCATACGGCAGGCCGAGGAACGCGATCATGTTCTCCAACCCGTCTTCGTTCAGGTCGATCAGCGATCGCATGCTGTACGCACACGCTTCGCCCGTCAGGTGTTGAATGCCAAGCGCCAGCGGCGCGTCGCTCCAGCCATGGACATAAACCGAATCCATCATGTTGCACTCCTTTTAGCTCGTGGATGTGAAAACGGACAAAAGGAGTTGGCCTCCGTTTGTCCGTCTCGTTACTGCTTACCGCTTGTCGCTGCCCTTCTCTGGACAGGAGTACATATTGTCCTCCTTTCCTCGGATACTTTCAAACGCCTCTATGTGTCAAGCGCTTGAGCGATTCGATCACCGCGTCTTGATCTCGTAGTCGCTGTACGCATAGCTGCCGATCACCACCGCGCCGTGTACGCCGTCGCGATACCGCACCGGTGCCTTCACCGTGCGCTCGTCCTTCGCGCCCTTCCAGCCCGTCTCCGTGCACGCGACGCACGCCTTGATGGGGTCGTGGAACTCCAGCGTCAGCTGGCCGTCCACCATGCGCACGTTGCGCACGCCCTGCACGACAACCGAACGCTGCTCGGCCTCTTGTTCCAACGCTTCGATGTCCTCAATACCGGCCCAACGGGTCTTAGGGATCGGGAAACCTTTGCTGAATACCACTTTCATTGACGTGCGCCTTACGCGTGGGGGAATGTTCTCGTTATCACCGGACATTCGGAGCCACACTCCGAATGTCCGACCGGTATTTGCTGCTGCCGCCTGTTCGTATCTTGTCCAGTCGGTCAGTGGAATGGATTATGAAATGATCATTTAGGAACCGCAAGGTAAAAATGTCTTAAGTTTTGTAAAACCTCTGGCAACGTTTGCGCACACAAAGTTACATGTTTGCGTTGTCTTATCTATCAACGACTTAAGCGATGTTCGGGGGCGGGACAACGCAGCGGCCGGCAATCGGTTGACACACGATTTACACATTTTGAGGGTGCGCACTGTAACTATTACCTGACTGATTCGTAGGACATTGTTGACAGACGACCGATCGTTCGCTTACGCGCGCGCTGGCCCGAGCCATTCGCCTGTGCGGTGATGCCACGCGCGCCACACCGCGTCGCCCTCGTTGTGCACGTGATAGGTGATCTTGCCCGCGTTGCGCTTCAACCAGCGCGTGATGTTCACATTGTCGAGCGCGCACTTGACGTCACCCTTGGCCGCGAGCTTGCGCACCGTCTCCACCAGTACAGGTGCCGGGCGCCTCGCGATGTGCTGCCGCTCAAGCCAGAACGGTTCGAGGATCACGGTGCCCTGCCGTGTCGCCACGCAGAACCCTGCCGCGCCCTGCCCATAGCCACCGCTTACCGCCTCAGTCAACGTCGTGTGATACCACGCCTCGATCAGCACGCCGCTGTCGTTGCGCACGCACTCCGGGCAGCGAGTAACGCGCCCCTCTCTCAGATAGGTGGCACGCACGATATGAGCGCCGCCGCAGTCGCACACACATACCCATTGCGCTCGCCCGTTCTCGTCGTTCTCGTATCTATCGAGCGCTGTGAGCGAGCCGAAGCGCTTGCCTTTCAGGTCCAATGCAGTAGCCATGATGTAGTCGCGGGTTGAGCCTGTAGCGGACATTCGGAGTCGGCCTCCGTTTGTCCGGGCTCGGGAAGTTGTTAGGAAACCGAACTATATCCACGCTACAGGCTCATGTAAAGACGAACGGAGTGGAGCCTGTGATGTTTTACGCGCTCCACCTGAGTGGAGTCTGTATTGATACCGCCTCAGCGCACGTCGTATCCACAGGCTCTGTCGTAGGTGGAGCCTGTAGCCTCCTATGGCCTGCACTCAGGTGGAGCCTGTAGCCATGAATCGCTGCGTAAAAAGCAGGCACTAAGCAAAGTGGTGTAAGTAAGCGAAAAAATGGGCATTGATTTATAAGGGAAAAAACGTAAAAAGCAGAAAAAGCAGGTTTTCAGAGATAGGGGGCGTCTACAAGGAAAACGTCACGGCTTAGAGCCGGTAGTACAGGCTCAAGGGAAGTCTTGCATGCTGCTACAGACTCAGGCTCTGTCGAGGCGACCTAAGTACCCTACCTTTTTAAACCTGCTTTTTAAGTTTATTAGCTTATTGAGTTACACAGAACGATGGATTTACCAATGGAATCAAGCACATCGAGTCTGGCACCAATAAGCAGTAGTTACACCAGCAAATGTAACGAAACTATGAGACGCGCTTTTTTCCTTATCAATCAATGGATTAGAGAAAAAGCTTTCTTACTTACGGTTGCTTACAGTGTAACTGTGGAGACTTTTGTGCAACTAAGCGTGTTTGTGCACCGATGAATAGGGATAGTTACGTGATGAGACCGATAATCAACACACCTACAGGCTCTGAGCCTGTCTAGTGAGACGGGATACGACGCGCGGACAAACGGAGGCAAACTCCGTTTGTCCGCCAACGTGTTGTGGGGAAAACGCAGACGTAAAAAAGCCCACTAGGCGTGACCTAGTGGGCGTGGTAGTTCGGGATTTTCACTCAGCGCGCGAGCGCCATGGCGACAACTAAAATGACTTGCCCTAGCAGAACGACAGCCAGTTGGATTATCTCTAGTTTCATGGGTCTTTTCCTTTCAACACGTTGAGGACAAACGGAGGGTTGCTCCGTTTGTCCGGGTTTTACTGCTATGCCACCTTCTGGTTACTCTGCGTGGCGCGCGGCTTGCGCGGTGCCTTGTCAGGCACTGCCTTTGCCACCTCGCGCGGTTTTAGGACCGTGCGCAACTTCGATGCAATGCTCGCCAATCCGGCCGCCTCAAGTTCGGTCGTTTTGTCATCGGCGAGAATGCGCGCCAATGCGTCTAACAACTCGAATGTGTCGAAGCGCGCGACCAATTGTTCGACTGACTCATCGCGGGATACCGGGTGATCTTGAGTCTGGCCCTTCGGCGCGCCAGCCTTGCTTTTACCCTTCGGCGCGTCAACCTCAACAGGAACCCAGTCTTTCGGCTTTTGGGTCAATCCGGCGTCAATCAACACCTGTTTTTGTTGCGCCTTCTTCTCTGCCCGTTCTGCGCGCTTGCGCGCCGCTTCGGGGTCATCCGATATGGGCAAAGCCTCAAACAATTCCACGATGGCGGCAGCGTAACACTTGCGCAACCATTCATAGGATCGGCCTTTCTCTTCGGCAATGCTCTTCAATGCTGCTAGGTCCAGCTTGTACTGATCGAACGTCGGACGCTCGCTATACTGCTTTTGGACCATTGCTACTGCCTTGTCTTTCGCCTTAAGCGTCGCTTGGAAAGCATCGGCAATGCCGTAATGCCAAGCGGAAACGACGACAGCGACGCCAGACGAAACAACAGTTTTGTTTGCCATGAGTGAAAATCCCCGAATTGTTAAAGAACGTGCGCCGCACCATGCAGCGCGCGCTAAACGGTGCACGAAACCTCAGCCGTGCACGTAACCCCTAAACACTGGGTTACGTGCACCGGGATAAGCACCGGTCAAAACCGGTCCCTTCCGTGCACCCTGCTACATCTCACATCTACATCTACCGCACTAACAATTTACCCCACAACAGGTTGTGTATCAAACGGCGCCGACGTCCGCCCCGTATGCCTCAGAGCCCGCCGACCCTAGTAATTCTTTTCCCCCAGACAGACCCCCCCGAGGGGGGAAAGGCTCACCGGGGGGTGGGGCGGCGTCCATGGCCCCGCATATAAAATCCGGCCAAAAACCACTTAGTTACACTCGGATTTAGTTTCACCAGCTACAATCGCGCTCGGCGTGCCGGACCTGACTACCCGGACGCCCGGAGATAGCGGCTAGTCACCGCGACAAGGCCCGGCCTCATAAGCCGGGCCTTCTTCGTCATCCCCCCGAAAAATCTCACCCTAAAAATTCCTCTTACTTACACTTCCCGGCGGGGCGGTGTTGCTATATGCTTGCCGCAAATTAGTTAGGATTCCCGCGTAATGGACAACCCGCTGGCGCTGCCACCCACACCGAATCTGCCCGGCCTGACAGACATCGACATGCGCAACCCGATCGATGTCGCGTTCTCGCCGATGCTCCCGTACGAGTTGGCGATGCAGGTGGATTCGCCGCAGAACATCTGCAAGGCGTACGGGCTCACGCACGACCAGTTCGCCGCGCTCATCAAGCACCCGGTATTCATCAAGGCGTTTCAGGATGCCGTGGAGGCCCTGAAAGTCGAGGGCATGTCGTTCAAGGTCAAGGCGAGACTGCAGGCCGAGGCGTATCTCGACACCGCGTTCAGGATGGCGCAGAACCCCGGCACGAGCGACGCCGTGCGTAGCCGGATCATCGAAAACACAGTCCGGTGGGCGGGTCTCGACAAGAAAGCCGAAGACACGAGCGCCGGGACGGGCTTCAACATCATTCTCAATTTGGGCTAACCCATGGATCAGCAGAACGGCGTGCCGCGCGTCAAACCCTCCGATGTCGAGGCCGTAATCGACCGGACCTACTATTTCACCGGCGCCCAAGGCGCGATGCACGAGGGCGCGCGCTGGGTGGGCAATGCGCACGAGGACGACGCCGAACTGGGCCTCGTCACGATCTGCGTGGTGGTGCTCAAGAACGGGTTCAAGATCATCGGCTCCAGCTGCTGCGCGCACCCGGCGATGTTCGAGGCGTCGATCGGCCGCGATCTGGCCCGCGAGGACGCGATCGAGCAAATTTGGCCGATCCTTGGCTACCAGCTGAAAGACGCCCTGCACCGCGAGGCCGCCGAGCGGCGCGCCGCGGGGTTATTCGACAACGCATTGGGGGATGAGCAATGATCATGGACGCATGGGGCTGCTTCTGGATCGGGCTGTGTATCGCGGCCTGCGGGTATTTCATCGGCAATGGCCTGAACGTGCTCGGTGAGCATATTCGGGAGGCGCTCTACTCACTCGAAGATTGATATGATCCGCGTCCTGCAGCACGACACCGACGCCGACGCCCGGATCGTGGCCATTCTCATGCAGAAGTTGGGGATCGAGTCGATCGGCATCACCAACGACGAGGAACTGGCCGCCGCCCAAGCGATGCGCGGGCGCGCGGTGGTCATCGGCTGCCGTCCTGACGGCAGCGTACAGCTGATGGTCGTGGCGCGCGAAGCGCTGCCCGGCCCGGATGAGGTCTTTCAGTAATGCCCGGCAACAAGAAACCGAAACCCCGCGCCCAAGGCTGGGATCGCGGCGGCAAGCTCCTGCGACACGAGCCTTGGCGGCTGCAGGCCGTTTTCGCGCCCATCGATCACATCCTCACCGATCTCGACGTGAACGAGGAAGTGATGATCATGGTCGACGACGGCGTGGAGGTGCCCTGCTTCAAGCACTTCATGGACGGCTGCACCTACCCCATCAAACCGTCGCTGGAGGGGCTGTGCGACAGCTTCGACATGCACGCCCGCAAGTGGCAGCGCCCGGTGCTCTCAGAGGGCCTGCGCGACCTCATGCAGCTGCTGGAGACCGGGGCCGACCTGTGCCAGCTGGACATTCAGTGCGCTCGCGAGAGCGTGGCGGCGATGAAAGCCGAGGCGGCGAACATGACGATCCGATACGCGAGCGATCTGGTGCAGCGCGCATCGATCGCGATCGAAATCCACAACAAGTTGCAGAAAGAGGCAGCACTGGCATGATAAACGTCGAAGAGGATCAATTGCGCAGCGCATTCCTGCTGACCGTGGGCGTGTGCGCGATCTCGGGCTTCGTGATGGGCGCGCTCGCCGTCCTCCTGCTCACACACTTCGGGTAATCCATGGCGTCAGTCGATTACACCCCGCCGGCAACGGTTCGGGATTTTATTAAGCACTACAAATCGTCCGAACTGTTCCTCGACTGGATCATTGGCCCGGTCGGCTCGGGGAAAACGACCGGCATCTTTTTCAAGCTCGTCTACATGGCGGGCCTGCAGGCGCCCTCCCCGATCGACGGCATCCGCCGCTCGCGGTGCGTGATCGTCCGGTCGACGATGCCGCAGCTGCGCGACACGACGATCAAGAGCTTCAACTACTGGTTCAAGGACGGGCAGGCCGGCAAGTGGAAGGCGACGACGAGCGACTTCATTTTGCGCTTCGGCGATGTCGAGTGCGAGGTGATGTTCCGCCCGCTCGATACGCCCGACGACGTGAACCGCGTGCTCTCGCTCGAAGTGACGTTCGCGATCATCGACGAGTTCGTGCAAATCCCTCAAGAGATTGTGGAAGCGCTCTCCGCGCGCTGCGGGCGCTACCCGCCGGAGATCGACGGGGGCGCGACGAACTGGGGCATGTGGGGCGCATCGAATCCGGGCATGGAAACCGACTGGTGGTATCCGATGCTGGAGGACCACGACGCGCTGCCGCCCGAGCAACCGGTGCCGGACAACTGGACGTACTTCAAACAGCCCTCGGGCTTCAGCAAGGACGCCGAGAACACTGAGAACCTGCCGGGCAAGCGCGACTACTACACGAACTTGGCCAAGGGCAAGACGCTGCACTGGGTCAAGCAGTTCATCGACGTCGAATGGGGCTACTCGATGTCCGGGAAGCCCGTGTTCCCGATGTTCAACCGGGACATCCACATCGCCAAGCGCCCGCTCGTGCCGAACCCGGCGCGCCAGCTGCTGGTCTCGTACGATCCGGGCAAGCGCATGGGCTGCTGCATCGGCCAGTACGACGACACGGTGGGCAAGGTGCGCATTTTCGACGAGTTCGCGCTCGACGACTTCGCGACCGACCGCTTTATCAGCGAGAAATTGCGGCCGAAACTGGCCGTGAAGTATCGCGGGTATGAGGTGCTGGTGGTCCCCGATCCGTCATCCGTCAACTCGTCGCAGGCTAAGCAGGGTTCGAGCGTGATCAACGAGCTTCGCAAGCACTTCGCGGTGGTCTACAACGCGGACAATTCGATCGACTCGCGGCTCGACCCGGCGATGTACTACATGATGCGGCTCACCGGCGACGGCCCCGGCCTCGAAATCGACCCGTCGTGCACGAAGCTGATCCGCGCGCTCACCGGCGGGTACAAATACACGGTGTCCAAGTCGGATGTGCAGCGCGACATCCCCGACAAGAACGTGCATTCGAACATTGCGGACGCCTTCACGTACCTGTGCCGGCACGCGAAGAAGGGCGAGGACCATGCGGGACGGAAAACGGTGCAAAAACAGCGTTTTGGGCGTCGCCCTGTGGGCAATAGTTACGCCATGCGATAGACTCACGGCCAAATTAGTGAGGACTCCATGACATCGTTAGCTGATCCGACGCCTGCCGTCGCCGCGGGCACTGTGAAAATCGACCCGGAAGGCATGGCGCGGCTCGGCCACGACCTTCACAGCCAGTTTCGGCGCTATGAGAGCGACCGGCGCTTGGCCGAACTGAAGTGGGAGCGCAACGCGCGGCAGTTTTTGGGCATTTATGACCCGGAAATCGAGAAAAACATCGACAAAAACCGCTCTCAGGCGTACCCGAAGCTCACTCGGGTCAAGTGCGTGTCGATGCTCTCGCGGCTGATGAATCTACTGTTTCAGGCGGGCGATAAGAACTGGACCGTGGCGGCAAGCCCGGTGCCCGATCTGGAACAGGCTGATCTGCAGCAGGTTCTGGACAAGGTGATGGCCGATCAGCAGAAGGAGGAAGGCGCCGAGGGCGGCATGACCGGCGCGCCGGCCGTTCCGAGCGATGAGGTGATCGAGTCGGCGATCCGCGAGTTCGCGAAGAAGCGCGCGACGCGCATGGAACTCGAAATTGAGGACCAGCTGCAGGAACTGGGCGGCACCCACCTGCTCGACTACGTGGCGTTGTGCCGCAAGGTGTTGGCAAGTGGCATCCAGTACGGCGCGGGCGTGCTCAAGGGGCCGTTCACGCGCGAGGAACAGCTGCGCAAGTGGGAAGTGTCGGCGCAAGGGCAGCTGCTCGCGGTGCCGTACACCGCCTACCGGCCGTGCTTCGAATTCGTGAGCCTGTGGGACTACTACCCCGACATGAGCGCGAAGCACTTGGGCCAGATGGACGGCCAGTACGAGCGCGTGGTGATGAGCCGCCACCAAGTCATCGAGTTGAAAAAGCGCAGCGACTTCTTCGCCGCGCAGATCGACGCGTTCCTGCGCAACCGCCCGACCGGCAACTACAAGCGCCGCGCGTTCGAGACCGAACTGCGCGCGATGGGCGTGCAGCTGAACACGTCGGAGACCGGCGAAACGAACAAGTTCGAGGCGTTGGTGTGGACCGGCCATGTGGCGGGCTCGCAGCTGGCCGCGTGCGGCGTGGCGGTGCCTGACGACAAGTTGACGGAAGACGTGCGGGCGATCGTCTGGATCATGGAGAACTACGTCGTGAAGGCGCAGATCGACCCATGGAGCGATCTCGACACCGATGGGGTGGTGAAGATGTATCACCACTTCATTTTCGAGGAAGATGAGTCGTTCCTGCTCGGCAACGGCCTGCCGGCGATCATGCGCGACTCGCAGCTGGGCGTGTGCGCGGCGGTGCGCATGGCGCTCGACAACGGCGCGGTGCAGCGGATTTTCGAGGTCAACGACGCGCTGTTGCGCATCGACTCCGACATCACGACGATCAACCCGGACATGGTGATCCATCGCGACGACGACAATCCGGCGACCGCGCAGTACCCGGCGGTGCGCCCGATCGAACTACCGATGAACATCGACAAGATGCAGGGCCTCGCCCGGATGTTTCAGGAGTTCGCCGATCAGGAGACGTTCGTTAATGCGGCGACCGGCGGCGACATGCAGAAAGGCCCGAGCGAGCCGTTCCGCACGGCGACCGGGGCCTCGATGCTGCGTGGCGATGCTGCCCTGCCGTTTAAGGACGTGGTGCGCAACTTCGACATTTTCACGGAGTCGGTGATCGCGGCCCTGCTGGTGTTCAACCGGAACTTCAACCCGAACCCGGCGATTCGCGGCGACTTCAAGCCGGTGGCGCGCGGCGCGACGAGCCTGATCGCGAAGGAAGTGCTCGGCATGCAGCTGGACAACTTCGCGACGACGCTCACTCCCGAGGAAAAGAAGTACATCAACATGCGCAACCTCGCGCGGGCTCGCGTGCGCGTGCGCGATCTGGAAGTCGAAGACCTCGTTTATGACGACGAGAAGTGCGACGAGATCGACGCGAACACGCAGGCGCAACAGCAGCAGGCGCAACAGCAGCAGCACCAGATGACCGAGGCGACGATCCGCCAGACCCTCGCGGCGGCGCTCAAGGACTTGTCGCAAGCCGGCAAGAACTCGGCGGCGGCTGAGGCGACCACGGCGAACGTCATCCTCGATGCTTTGCAAAAGGGGCTCAACCCTGATCAGGTGAGCCCGAACGCCATGATGGGGGCACAAAATGGATCTGAAGGTGGCGGTGGCGCCGTCGGCGCGGGAGGCGCAAGCGCGCCGGGCGCAGGAGGCGGAATGGGTGCAGACAGTGCGCCTGCATCGGCAGGAGCCGGGCCTGTGGGCTCTGCGTCAGCTCTTGCAGCAGCGGCTGATCCAGTCGGACAATTCGCTGCGGCGATGCCAGCTAGCGGAAGTGCAAGCGGTCCAAGCACGGGCGCAGCTGTATGAGCAACTTCTCGACGAGCTATTCTTTAGGAATGCTTGACTTTACTAACCAACTTGCGTAGAAAGCGACATGACACAGAACACTAATCCCGAAGACGACTTCGCAGCCGCGTTCGCGGAACTGCAGGCCCCGGAATCGGCCCCAACATCTGCAGCTGCGCCGGCCACGCCGGAACTGGCCGAAGCGTCCCCGTCCGCTGACACCACGCCCGAACAGGCGGTCGCAGCTGCTGATGTACCCCCTGCGGAACCCGCCGCACCGGGAAACGGCGTTGCCGCTGGTGCGGGCAGTGGTTCCGCTTCGGCAGTCTCGACGGACGCTGCAACGACTGCATCGGTTGAACCGGCAGAGCCCGCTGTTGACCTCGCCGCGCAGATCGCCGCGCTGAACGCGCAGATCGCGGAACTCAAGAAGCCCGCCCCCGCCCCGGCGCCCGCCGCCGAGCCGGCCGCACCGGCTGAGCCCGCCGCTCCTGTCTACAACACCGACGAGCAAGCCGCGATCGACGCGTACGCGAAAGAGTGGCCGGACGTGATGAACGGCGAGCGCCTGATGCGTCGCGCCGAGTATCACCAGCTGATCAACCACGTGTTCGCTCAGATCGGCCCGCGCATCCAAGCGCTTGAGGCTGGCGTGCAGCGCACGACGACGCGCACCCAGTACAGCGACATCGTGGACCGCGTGCCCGACTATGATCAGGTGCGCGACGCGACGCTCTCGTGGATCGACAGCCAACCCTCGTATCTGAAATCTGCCTACCAACAGGTTGCTGCACAAGGCTCGCCCGACGACGTGGCTGATCTCATCACACGCTTCAAGAAAGAGACCAACTATGTGGCGCCCGCTGCTTCTGCCGCTGCTCCTGCTGCTGCACCTGCTGCCGCAGCCCCCGCAGCCCCTGCCCCCGCTGCTGGTGCACTCGCGCCGGCCGCCGCCGCCGCTGCTGCTGCGCTGAAGGTGGTCAAGACGAGCCGCAGCGAGCCGCCGGCATCGGCCGACCCGAACGATTTTGATGCCGCTTTCGCGGAATTCGCCGCGAAGAAAGACTAAGGAGAAACGATGTCGATCACCACCCAAGCCATTCAGGGCGCCGCGCTCTCGCAAAACGCCCGCAATTTGCTGCAAAAGATCAACGATGGCGCGGCCACGGCGATCGACATTAACGCCTCGCTCTTGAATCTCGACGAGAAGGCGGTGGCGCGCGAACTGCTCGCTACCACCGCCACACGTGTCGGTATTGAAGCGCGCGAACTGCCTTTGCCGTTCAAAGCCATTGCGCTTTCGATCGCGAACGTGTAAAAATCGCGCACTATAGTTTCGTCTGTTGTACTGAGCACTGCGAGACACCCATGAAAGCGGGTTGTGACTGGCACTGCAAAGTCAGGATTACTGAATAAATCTTGCCTTTTTAAAGGAGCCAACCATGGCCGCAGTTACCCAATACGGTGACATTTCCCCGCGAGTTGCAGCCTATGCTGTCTCGCAACTGCTCAAGCGTGGCCTTCCGTATCTCGTGATCGAGAAGTTCGGCCAGAGCTATCCGATCCCGACGAACTCGACGAAGATCGCCAAGTTCCGTCGCTACTTCCTCGCTGGCGCAACCGGCGCGGCTGGTGATGGCAACCCGGCGAACGCATTCAGCACGCCGCTGGCTATCAACCCGCTGGTGGAAGGTGTGACGCCGACCGGCAAGAAGCTGGCGAACGTCGACTACACCGTGACGCTCGTGCAATACGGCGACTACCTGACGATCACCGATGTCGTGCGCGACACCGCGGAAGATCAGGTTCTCGCGCAAGCGACCGAAGCGCTCGGCGAATCGGCCGCACAAACGATCGAGACGATCCGCTTCAACATTTTGAAGGCAGGCGTCAACGTGTGGTTTGCAAACGGCTCCGCCCGTTCGCAGGTCAACACCACGATGTCGCTCGCGACGCAGCGCAAGATCACGACTGGCCTCACCCGCCAGAACGCGAAGCGCATCACGCAGATCGTGAAGTCGACGCCGGATTTCCGCACGGAGCCGATCGAAGCCGCATACGTGGCGATCTGCCACCCGGACCTCGAAAGCGACATCCGCAACATGACCGGCTTCATCCCGACGAAGCAGTACGGCACCGTGACGCCGTGGGAAAACGAAGTTGGCTCGGTTGAGCAAGTGCGCTATCTGCAGTCGACGGTGTTCGCACCGTGGACGGACGCAGGCGGTGCAACGGGCGCGATGCGCTCGACCAGCGGCACGAACGCTGACGTGTACCCGGTCCTGTATCTCGCGCGCGACGCGTTCGGGCTGGTCCCGTTGAAGGGCAAGGACTCGCTGACCCCGATGGTGGTCAACCCTTCGCCTTCCGTATCGGACCCGCTCGCGCAACGTGGCACGATCGGCTGGAAGGCCATGACTGCAGCTGTCATCCTGAATGACGCATGGATGGCGCGCCTCGAAGTCTGCGCAACCGCCTAATAGCTGAGGCCCCTGCGGGGGCCTCGCTTGCGAACATCATTTAGGAGCACCAAATGCCCAATCAAGTTATCTCGCAGCCCACCACGGGCCTGTCGGAATCGGTCGTTAACTTCTCCACGGGCAAGCTCGTGGGCGACGCTGGCACGCCGGCCGCCTATCAACTGCCGGTCGGCTTCGTGCCGCGCTACTTCCGTCTGGTGTGTATCGCCAGTTCGGTCGCCAACAACGTCGGCCGCGAAATCGAATGGTTCGACGGCATGGCTGACGGCGCGGCGCTCGTGACGACGCTGACGACGGGTAGCGGCAGCGCGGCCTCGAAGGCGATCAGCGCGACGCTCGGCCCGACGGTCGTCGGGGCGAACCCGAATCAGGGCAACCTGAACTACGTGCTGATCCCGGCCGGCGCGTTCGACGCCTCGGCAACGTACGTGTACCAGATTCAAGCTTAAGCCTCAGCGCCTTGGCCGGGCGTTCCACCCGTAGCGCCCGGCTTCTTTTTCCTCTCACGGAACGCGTTCAAACACATGACCAAACACGACGAACTTGGCGACAACCTCGGCAGCGCGCTGGATGACGGCATGCCCTCGTTGAACATCGACAAGAAAGCCGCACCGAAGGCCCGCAAGGCCGCTCCTGAAGTGGAGCAGAAGGTGCGAATCATGATCGAAGACAACGATGAAATCCCGCCCGGCGGGCAATTCGTCCAAGTCAACGGCCGTAGCTTCCTGATCCAAGCGGGTCATGAGGTCGACGTGCCGCGCTCGGTTTGCGACGTGCTGGATCACGCCGTCAAGTCCGTGCCGATCACCGACAACATGAACACGGTCATCGGCTATCGCGATCGTCTGCGCTTCCCGTACCGCGTCATCACCAGCACGCGCGGAGCGTAAATGAATCTCGGGGAGCAGCTGAACGAACTGCGCTTCAACGTGTTGCGTGATCGCAGCGATCTGATCGCTGGCGACAGTGACTCGTTGTGGACGGACGAGACGTTGCTCCTGTACATCAAGGACGCTGAACGCCGCTTCGCGCGCCAGTCGCTCATCCTGCGGGATTCGACGACGCCGGCCGCGACGCAGGTGCGCCTGAAGGCGGGCGTTCAAGAGTACCCGCTGCACCCGAGCGTGATCTCGGTGATCTCCGCGCAGTACACCGACCCGGTCTCGAAAACGCCCTACGATCTGCAGCGCTCCGGTCACGCTCTCGTGACGCAGGCCGCGCCGGTCGAAGTGGTGTTCTTCGATCCGCTGGACCCGTATAGCTCGATGCTGCCGCCGGGCGCGCCGCTCGCGTACTTCACCGACGAGACGTTGGTGTATGCGCGCCAGTCGCGCGTGACGTTCAACGTCTACCCGGTGCCCTCGGCAAACGAGGAAGGCCAGATCGTCGCGTTGCGCGTCGTGCGCCTGCCCATGACGGGCTATAGCCCCGATTGTCTCGATCGCGAGTCGGAACTGCCCGAGGACTATCAGCTGGACGTGCTGGAGTGGGCGGCATACCGCGCGCAGCGCACGTTCGATGCGGACGCGGGCGCGCCGACTTCGGCGGATGCGCACAAGAAAGCGTTCGATGATGCGGTCTCGCAGGCCACGCGCGAGGCGAAGCGCAAGATGTTCGTCGGCACCTCCGTCGCCTACGGCGCGAACGGCTTCTCGTGGACGCGATGAGGGACCATGGCCGACAATCAAACCCCGCAGCGCGACCAAGATGTAGTCGCCTATCAGTCGTTTAGCGGCCTCCGCAACGAGGTCACGCCCGAGCGTTTCACGGTCTCCGATCTCGCCTCGGCGATGAACGTCGATCTGGACAAGACGGGACGCCTCTCCCGCCGCGACGGCTACACGTCGGTGCGCGCGGGCGCCGCGCATTCCGTGTGGTCCGACCCGCAAGGTCTGGCGTGTCTGTTCGTGTCCGGTGGCCAGCTGCAGCAGCTGAACGCCGACATGAGCGCGACGCCGGTCGCCGCCCTGTACGCCGCTGATCAGCCGATGTCGTACGTGCGTGTGAACGACCGCGTGTACTTCAACAACGGCACCGACACGGGCGTGTTCGAGAACGGTGCGACGCGCTCGTGGGGCCTGCCGGTGCCGCCGCTGCCGGGCGTCTCGATCGGGCCGGGCGCCATGCCCGCGGGTTCCTATCAATTCGTTGTGACGCAGATGCGCGCCGACGGGCAAGAGTCCGGCGCGCAGCCGCTCGCGGGCGTGGTTGAGGTGCCGGACTCCAGCAGCCTCACCTTCACGTTGCCGCACGCCGTCGACTGGGGCGTGACGACGCAGGCGATTTATCTGTCGACGCCTAATGGGACAACGCTGTTTCTCGCCGGGCTCGTGCTGGCCGGGACGCGTTTCTGGACATACGGCAACGATACGAGCGAGCTTTCGGCCCCGCTCGCGACACAATTCCTCGCGCCTTGCCCGCCGGGGCAACTGGTGACGTTCTATCGCGGCCGGGCCTATGTGGCGGTGGGCGACACGCTCTACCCGTCGCGGCCCTTCGCGCCTGAACTGTTCGATCTGCGCGAGTACATCCAGCTGGACGGCCGGATCACGATGCTCGCGCCGATGGTCGAGAAAGAGCTTTACGACAAGGGCGCGAACAGCGGCTTTTTCGTCGGCACGGATCGCAGCTGCGGCCTGCTCGTGGGCAGCGACCCCAGCGAGTTCCAGTACGTGCAGCGCGTGCCGTACGGCGCGATCGCGGGCGCGGTCGACTACGTGGACGGCGCACTGTTCGGTGACAACAGCGCGGGTGCGCGCGAGTTGCCGATGTGGCTCTCGACGCAGGGTATCTGCGTGGGCCAACCCGATCTGTCGATCCGCAACCTCACGCGTTCGAAGTTCACGCTTTCTGCTTCCGGTTCTGGCGCGGCGGTATTCATGCCCGGCCCGAACCGTTTCTTGGCTTCGCATAATCTCTAAGGAGTACCAAACATGACGATGCGGCTTTCGACCGGCATGATCAATTACCTCGCCAAGCAAGGCAGCATCGACGGTGCTCTGCGCAATGGCTGGATCGACATTTTCACGGGCGCGCAGCCCGCTTCGGCAGACGCTGCAGCGACGGGCACGCTGCTGTGCCGCGTCACGAACGCGTCGCTCGCGCTCGTCAACGAAGTTCAGTCGGCGGGCTCGGTGACGCTCAACTCGGGCGCGGCCGGCTCTCTCAACACGTTGACGGTCAACGGCCTCGACATTCTCGGCGCCGCGGTCCCGTTCAACTCGACGCTCGCGCAGACCGCGCTCGACATCGCAGCGCAGATCAACCGCTACAAGTCGTCGCCGGATTACACCGCGATCGCGAGCGGCAACGTCGTGACGATCTACGCTGGCTTGGGCGCCGCAGCTACGCCGAACGGCTTCGCGGTGGCCGCAACGACCACCACGCTCTCGGCGACGACCAGCAACATGTCGAGCGGCAGCGCTGGGTCGAACGGCTTGCTGTTCGACAACTCGATCGCGGGTGTGCTTTCGAAGCTGAGCACGCAGACGTGGAGCGGCCTGAATCTCGCGAACGGCGTGGCCGGCTGGTTCCGCCAACACGGCGCGGTCGCCGACGGCAACCTGCTCGACTCGGCAGGCGTGCTGCTGCGCATCGATGGCTCGATCGCGACGGCGGGCTCGGAAATGAACATGAACTCGACGGGCTTCGTTTCTGGCGCGACCACGACGCTGCAAAATTGGGCGATGACGGTCCCGAACCAGTAATCACCAGCTAGGTATATGACCGCACTCACCGGCAATACAGCCAACGGCAACGTCGCCTACTATCAGGGCGGGTACGGCAACTCGTTGCTGTACCTGACTGGCCGTTCCATCGGGCTCACGGGCGCGAAGGCAACGAGCCGCGTCGGCTATGTCGCGGGGCCGCCGCCGGTGGGTGCCGTCACGTTCTCGCTGCCGCACATGGCGCTGGTGGCGACCGCCAACATCGGGGCGGCGGTGAGTGTCGGCATGACGCTGCGCCCCACGCTGTCGATTAAGGCGGCTGTCGGCAACGCGTCGGTGGATACGAGCGGGATTCGCCTGCCCGCGCCGCGCCTGTCGATCAGTGGCTTTGCGGGCACCGTCGCGAGCGTCGCGCTGGCTCTGCCGCACCTGTCGATCGCTACCTCCAGCGCTGACGGCACCAAGCTGCGTTTGGGCGCCCCGCGCCTGTCGATCGATGCGGTGACGGGCGTTGCCGGATCGGTGTCGTTGCGCCGGCCGTCGCTGAGCATAGTAAGCACGGCGTTCGTGCCGGGCATCGCCGGGGCCGCGCTGGCGCTCCCGCGCCCGGTGCTCTCGATCGATGCGGCCACGGGCCGGTCGGCGTCGGTCGCCCTCCAGCTGCGCCGGCTCGCGCTGGCCGTGTCTGGCCATACAGGTGTTGTCGGCAAAGTCGCACTCGCGCTGCCGGTGCTGCGCTTCGGGGCGAATGGCTACGGCCCGCAGGTTGGTATCGCGCAGCTGACGCTGCCGATGCTGCGGCTCGTCGCTACCGGGCGCGTCTCGGCGGGCGCCCCGAAGACCGTCGCGATCCACACCGAGACGATGGCGCTCACGCAGTACGACAACTTCCCGTTCAACAGCTTCGCGCAGTTCAACGGGGTCACGCTCGGCGCTTCGGCTGACGGCCTGTTCGCGCTCTCCGGCGCAACGGACAACGGCGCGGCGATCAACGCGTTCGCGCGCGTTGGCATCACCGATTTCGGCACGTCGCATCTGAAGCGCGTCGATCGCATCTACGTCGGGTATCGCGCTGATGGCGATCTGGTGCTGCGCGTGTTGACGGATGAGACCCAGCAGCGCGACTACTTGCTGCGCGCGGGCGCGAGCGGCCTGCACGGCAGCCATGCCCGCCTCGGCCGTGGCGTGGAAGCGCGCTACTGGCAGTTCGAGGTGCGCAACATGAACGGCGCAGACTTCGACATCAACACGATCGAACTCAAGCCGACGACCCTGCGCCGCCGCGTCGGGGGCCGGGATGCGTGAGGTCGGCGAGGTCCGTAAGGACTTCGGGGATGACGCCGAGGCGGCGGCGCCCTACGTCGGCCACGCCCGCACCCTGCTGGGCGTCCTGAAGGATCGCATGGCGCGCGGCGGGCTCACGCAGCTGTCGCAGACGACGCAGCTGGCAGACGGCACGATCATCACCGTCGCGTCCCGTATGGGACAAGACACGGTGCGAATCTCCCCGGTTTCGGCCGGCACCCTCTCGCGCGCGGAGTCGCCGCTGTGGTTGCCGCCCTCGTTCGTCGCCGACGAGGCGCCGCCGGTGGAAGTGCCCGACGAGACGTTCCCGGTCGTGATCGGCACCACTGAGGTCTACTCGCAGACCTACATGAGCAGCGTCCTGTTGGGCGCCGTGATGGACAAGACCACGAACGTCACGTATCTGGCCTACGCGTGGCCCAATGTCGACCAGACGTTCGGGCTCTATAGCGCGCCGGTGCCGAACACGAGCCAGCTGGTGCGGCTGAACCGCGGCCTCAAGGAAGTTACCCGCTCGGCGATCGCCGCGCCGGATTGGGGCGGCCAGTTCGCCTACGACTTCAAGACGGACTGCTTTTACCTCAACGTGTTTGCGGCTACGGACTCGCGGTATCTAACGTCTAAGGACTTGTTTCAGGGCGGCGGCACCCTCACGCCCGCTGTGCCTACGCCGCACCGCAGCCTGTTGCAGATCACGAAGGGCGGCGCTCAGACCGTGATGAGCGAGCCCCTGATCTCTGTTACCGACGCGTCGTACCAGAATTACCTGTGGGGCACCACCAACTACTGGCTCAGCGACACGATCCTCGGGCGTAATCCGAACGGCAGTGGGAAATACGGCATCTACGCCACCGTCGGCAAGCTCTACGGCACGATCGGCACGAACCGGGACGCCCAACAGTTCCCGCTGTCGCAGCCGTCAACGTCGGGGCTGATCGCGGCGATGTATCAGGGCGACGTCAATCTGACGGACGGCTCGGCGCCGGAGATTCACGGCTACCCGATCCTGTGGAGCACCGCCTCGCAGTCGATCGTCTGGCGCGGCACCGCGCTCGGAAACTGGCGTGCGGTATGGAATGGTGGCAGTGACTGGTCGATCGCAACGCGCTGCGACCCGTGGGCGCACATCACCCCGGCAGGGAACGCGGTTTTGTCCGTCGCGGGCGTGCTCAAGCCAGTGCAGATCGGCACGAGCGCGCTCGACATCGGCACCCCGCCGACCGACATCGTCGACATCGTGGTGACGAAAAGCGAGAAGCAGGCGTACGCGATCTCGAAGACCGGCGCATACCGTTACTCGGCCGGCGTGTGGTCGCCGCTGGTGCTCAAGGGCACCGGTGCCCCGCGCTCCGTGCTGCACGACGCGGTGACGGATGCGGTTGCGATCGTGATGAGTGACGCGAGCGGCGCGTGGATTTTCAACGGGCACACGCCGACCGGCCAGCCCGTAGACCCGTTCAAGCTGGTGTTCGCGCACCCGCCGACGCGCGACCCGAAAATGATCTACCCGACGCAGTTCATCGGCGGCGCCCTGCTGATCACCTACGCGTTGCCGTGGGACGGCACCACCGGAAAGGGCGCGGGCTCGAACAGCGGGTCGTTCGTGCCGTGGGTGGTCGAGGAAGCTGACACCGACGTGTGGAAATGGCCGTGGACCGCCGCCCCGCGCGGCATGCCGGCCCACTACTACCCCGAGCAGCGGGCGCCCGGTTGGCGCGCGGACCTCGGGCGACAGGGCGTGGGGTATGCGATCAACTTCGCCCCCACCCCAACGGTGTACGACACGAAGGGTATCCGGGATTGCGCCGACGACGGGTCGGTGGACCCCTTCCCGTGGGTGATCGGCCGCTACGATATTGGACAGTTGCAAGTAAGTCAGTGATACTAAGTTAATCGGCGATCGCGTATCATCTGGTCGATATTTAGGAGGACCACATGAGTGACGAGCTTTTGCCGCCGGCCGCGCCATCGAATGGTGCCGCGGCGCTGGTGACGCAAGGTTTCGCCAGTGCGCAGGGCTACGCAGGCGCCGCATTTAACGAAGCGATCGGATTTCTCGGCGAGTTGTCGCAGACCGCCGCCAAGCTGCAGACGATCGCGCCGGTCGACGGCACGCTGCCGCCTGTGGCTACGCTGGTGGACGGTTTCACGATGCCGGCGCTGCCGGTCGCGCCCGCCGATCTGTCGATGAACCTGCCGCCGGTGCCCGCGCAGCCGACGCTCACGCCCGTCGTTGGGTTCGAGTCGAGCGCCGCGCCGGAATTCACCGCGCAGATGCCGCCGATCGATCTGACGTTCGCCGCGCCCGGCCCGCTGACGGCTGTCGTGCCGACGGCGCCGACGCTCAACGCGGTCGTGGTGCCAGACGCTCCTGATGTGGTGCTGCCGGATGTGCCGACGCTGCTCGGGGTCAACGTGCCGCTCGCGCCGCTGCTCGCGCTGCCGACGTTCACGGCGGTCACGCCGGACTCGCCGCTCGCGCCCGACTACATTTTTAGTTTCAGCGAGCGAGCGTACACCTCCAGCCTGCTGAACGATCTGCGCTCAACGCTCGACACGTGGGTGAATGGCGCGGCGACGGGCCTCTCCCCGGCCGTGGAAGCCGCGATCTGGAATCGTGGCCGCGACCGTGAGGTGACGGCGTCCGGCCGCAAGCTGGCGGAAAGCATGCGCAGCTTCGCGCGGCTCGGGTTCACGAAGCCGCCGGGCGCGCTCGCGCTTGAGATCGCGCAGGGCCTGCAGGAGTCGCAGTCGACACTGGTGGATCAGTCGCGCGACGTGATGATCAAGCAGGCCGATATGGAGCAGGCGAACCGCAAATACGCGTTCGATCTGGCGTGGAAGGTCGAGGAAGGTCTGATCACGTACAACAGTCAGATCGCGCAGCGCTCGTTCGAGACCGCCAAGTACGCTCAGCAGATCGGCATCGACATCTATCACGAGACCGTCGCGCGCTACGGCGCGGATATTCAGGCGTTCGCCGCGCGCGTTGAAGCCTACAAGGCGACGCTGACCGGCGAACTCGCCAAGCTCGATGTCTACAAGGCAGAGCTTGAAGGCCAGAAGCTGATCGGCGAACTCAACATGCAAGCCGTTGAGGTCTACAAGGCGCGCATTGGCGCCGCGCAGGCCGTGATCGAAATCTTCAAGGCATCGGTTGACGCCGCGAATACCGAGGCATCGATCAACAAAACGCAAATCGAAGCCTACGCGGCGACCGTCGGCGCCTACGCCGAAACCGTTCGCGCAAAAGCTTCGGAGTACGACATGTATGCGACGCGCGTCAAGGCCGAGGTTTCCAAGGTCGACGTGTTCAGCGCGCAGGCGAGCGCATATAACAGTCAGGTTCAGGGCTTCAAGGCGACCGTCGACGCGCTCGTGGCGCAGAAAAACATCGAGATCAAGGTTGGCCAAGAGGTGCCGCTCGATCTGTTCAAGTCGTTGACAGAAGCATACCGCACTCAGGTCGGCGCGGAGACGGAACGGGTCGGCGCGCTCGTGAAAACCTACGAGGCCGGTACGAGCGTTTTCACAGCCGAAGTGCAGGGCGAAACGGCGCGCGTGAACAGCGAGGTGGCGGTGATCAAGGCCGATACCGACATCGCGACGGCGACCGGCAATCTGCGCATCGAGGCGGCGAAGGCGAACATCAACGCGCTGATGCAACAGGTCAACTACCTCGTGGAGTCCATCAAGGGCGGCGCACAAGTGGCGGCGCAGCTGGCCGCGTCCGCGCTCTCGGCGGTGAACCTCTCGGGCCAGATCGGCGACCACACCAGCTACGGCGTGGGCTACAACGTGAGCAACGCGTTCGGCATCAACAACAGCACGGTGAATTCGACAAGCACTTCGGACTCGCGTTCGTCGAGCACCTCGGAACTCACCAGCACGTCGACGAACGCGAACACGAACACCAGCACGCAGGTGTCGACGAGCGACTCGACCGCGCACAACTACAGCTACAGCAATTAAGGACACCGCCATGGCCAACCCTTTGTACAACCCGAACGCGGTTGATCCGAACTTGCAGCTGATGCTGCCGAACATGCGCACGCCCAACGTGGGCAGCATGGTGGCCCCCAACTCGTTCGGCAATGCCGCGCCCGCCGCGCCCGCCGCCCCCGCCGGTCCCATCGCGACGCCGGCCGATCGCGCCTACGGTGCGGCGAACCGAGTCGCCGACGCGCAGCTGCGTAGCGGCCTGCCGACGATCGACAACACGATGACTCCGGCCGACCGCGCCTACTTCGCGGGCTGGAATCAGCCTGCCGCCGCCGCGCCCGCCGCACCTGCATCGGCCGCGCTGCCCCCGCACGTGCCTCAGTCGCAGTACGTCCCCCCTGCGGCCGATCCGAATTTCACGATGATGACGCGCGGGATGTCGACGCCGGACCTAGCGAGCAATGTCTCGCCGCGCGCCTACGGTGGTGGTACGCCGGTGGCCGCCGCCCCCGCCGCCCCCGCCGCCCCCGCTGCCCCCGCTGCCCCCGCTGCCCCCGCCGCACCGGATCGGTTTCTGGCCGCGCAACGCGCTGCTGATCAAGACCTGTTCGGCAGCGCGCCGGGGCCGGTCGGTCCTCCGGGACCGAGCCAGCTGGCCGCGCAGGTGCAGGCCAGAGGCGACCGCGCCGCGATCATGGACAACGTGGTGAATCCGACGATGAGCGGCCTCAACCACTTGGGCGCGGCTGGGCTCGATCTCGCCACGGCGGTGCCGCGCGCGGGTGCAGGGGTCATCAACACCGTGCTGCGCGTGCCCAACGCGTTCGGCGCGGGTATCCCGTACATCCCCGACACGGATCACATGATCTCCAGCTTGACGCCGTTTTCGGATCAGCTGAACGCCTCGGAAGCGAAGGCCGCGCAGCCCGCCGCGCCCGCCGCTACGCCCGCCCCGGCCGCCGCCTCTGCCGCCGCGCCGACCTATACGCCCGAACGCCTCGCGCGCGCGGGTGTTGGCGCTGATGGTGGCCAGATCGCCCCGGCGCTGGCGGATCGTCTGGCAAACCCGGCTCCTGTCGCCGCCCCGGCCGCCGCGGGCTACGCGATGCCGGCTGGCATGCGTGACCCGTACGCCGCGATCAACGCGGGTTTCGCTGCGCAAGGCCAGCGCGCCAACGCGTTCATGGATCGCGCGCTCAGCTACATCAACGACGGCGGCGACATCTTCGATCGCGCCACGCGTGGCCGTGCAATCGGCAGCATCCTGCAGTCGGTGATGGGGCCGAACAACCAAGGCTCGGTCATGGGCCAAGGCGCCGACGCGTTCAACAACGCGGTGGCAGGTATGACGAACGCCAACACGTACGCCAACGCTTCGATGCACGGCGCGGATTCGGGCCTGATCGGGCAACTTGCCGCGACTGGCGAGCGCGCCAGCGAGTTCGCGCAGACGCCGATCACCACGGGCGCCGAGGCGAACCCCATGGGGCCGTACTACCCGAACCTGCCGTCGTACGGCCTGCCGGGCGGCGTGTCTGGTGGCCAAGCGCAGCCCCCGCGCCCTGTCGGCGGCGCAGCTACGCGCCAAGAGGCCGCCAAGCCGAGGGAAGGCCAGACCGGCAACTATCAAGGCCGCCCTGTCGTTGTTCGCAACGGCAAGTGGGAATACGCAAACGCAACGAACTAAACCATGCCGATCGATCAAAACGCTGTCGTCCCTGACGAAATCAACCCGAGCGCTGTAACCGTCGACCCGCCCGCCGCCCCGCGCGGCGCGCTCGGGGAAATCGGCACGGGTATCGCGCGCAGCGCGCTCGTAGACCTCCCCACCATGGCCGGCAAGACGCTGCAGTACGCTGGCGCGGATAACGTCGGTGCGTCGGTGCGCAAGTTCGGCGAGGACATGGGCGCGAAGCCGAGCATGCAGCTGCGCCCCGAGGATCACGGGTGGCTCGTCAACAACTTGGCGCAAGGTGCGGAGATCGCGGGCGCGGCTTTGCCGGCGATGGCGATCGGTGCAGGCGCGGCGACGCTCGGCGCTCCGGCGCTCGCGGCCACGGCGATCGGTGCCGCGTCGCTCGGCGCGTTGGGTGGCGGCTCAGCTGGTCAAGACACGCTGGAGAAAGCGAAGGCCAAGGGCCTCGACGACGAGACGGCGCGGCATGCCGCTGCGCTCAACGCGGGCGCGACGTTCGCTGGCCAGACGGCGATGGGCATGGTCGGCGGCCGGTTGCTCGGCGGCGCTGGCACGGCGATCGGCAAGGTGATCGGCATTGAGGGCAAGTCGACGGCTGAGGGCATCCTCGGCCAGATGGCCGGACAGGACGGCATTCTCAAGCCGTTGGCCAAGTCGTTGCCGGGCCTCGCGGCTGAGAACGTGGGCTTGGGCATGGGGCAGGCCGGTGTATCGGCGGGCATCGAGAACGCATACGGTGTTGACGACCGCAGCCCGTGGGAATCGATGAAAGAGCAGATCGGCCCGATGCTGGGGCTGACGGCTGTGATGTCGCCGCTGGGTCTCGCCGGCCGCGCGCTTTCTGTGCGCAATGCGCAGGATCGCGCAAAGTCGCTGGCGGGCACCGACGCGACGCCGGAAATTCGCTCGCAACTGGCCGATCAATACGCCGTGGCGCTGGCCAAGGCCGACCCGCAGAAGGCCGCCGCGTTCCGCCAGAACGCGCAGAACGCGATCCTCGAAAACAAGCCGCTGCCGATCGACGCGAGCCTGTTCACGCCGGACACGATTCAGGGGCCGCAGTACACCGATGGCCAGCGGGAAATGTTCGGCGCGCCCCCGGCCGCGGGGTCTGGCGCGCCGCTCGCGCCGGGCGAGCAAGGCGACATGTTTGGTGGTGGCGGCATGCGCGAGGCGAACGAGAACCCGAATCAGGGGGATCTGTTCGAACAGCCGGCCGCGCCCGAGCGCACTGGCGATCAGGCCGAACTCGATCTGAGCGCACCGCCCGCCCCGACCGAGCCGGTGCAGGTGCCGCAGACGCCGCCCGCGATGTCGACGCAGGCATTCATCAACCAGTTGACGGGCGCCGACTCGCGCAAGCCGACGAAGAAGCAGACGGAGGCGGCCAAGGCCGATGCCGAGGCCGCGTTCAACGCGCCGTCTGGCGTGTGGGGCCAGGACGCCGCGACCGGGCACGAGCGCGAACTGACGGTGCAGGATCGCGCCAACCAGCTGTACCCCGAGCAGGCAGAGGCGCCGGCCGCTGCGCAGGAGCCTGCGACCGCTGCGCAAGAACCTGCAACCGCTGCGCAAGAACCTGCAACCGCTGCGCAAGAACCTGCAACCGCTGCCCCCGCGCCGCGCGAGGCGAACGCGACGAAGGCGACCGACGAGATCACGACCGACATCACCGCCGCGAACAAGACGGTGACGGGTCAGGACACGATCAAGAAACAGGCGCTGGTGCCGGTGCAGAAGCAGCTGGACAAGCTCGGCATCGACAAGATGGCCACGCATCAAGAGCAGATCGACGCGCTCGACAACCTGTTGGCGGATAAGGACGCGAAGATCGGCCAGACCACGCGCGACCGTCTGGCGGCGCTTTCCGCGCAGTGGAAAGAGGCCATGCCCAAGGCCGAAGAACCGGCCGCGCAGGTTGACCCGCGCGCGGCCGAGTATGAGACGCTGCTCAACAAGCTGCGCTCTGATGGCTTGTCGCGCGAGGAAAGCGACCGCATGCAGGCGCTGGACCCGTCGCGCCCGAGCGACGAAGCCGTTGCCCAGATGGCGAAGGATGCTGGTGTATCGGGGGACTGGCTCGCGGAACACCCCGGCTTTTTCAAGTCGGACGGCGGCTATAAGACTGGCCAGTACGGATACACGCCCGAGCAGATCAAGGGCTTCGAACGTGTCGATCAAGGCGAGGCCGCAGTGCGCCGCGCGTATGGCGATGACGTGCGCGCCCGTACCGCGCTGGAAGGGATTCGCGATCAGGCGATCGAGGCCGGTTACTCGCCGCAGGCGCACGCCGATCTGCTGGAGGCTGAGGCCGCACGCCAGACCGGCGAGGCCAGCACCGAAGGGTCGTTCGAGAACAAGCTGCGCACCGCGCGCTGGCAGGAGCAGAACCGCAAGGTCGCCGAGGCAGTGGACAAGGCGACCGATATGCACACCGGCTGGGCGGCGAAGGAACTGGACCGCCAAGGCGAGCAGGGTCTGCACACGCCCGAAGAACAGAGCAAGACGTTGGCGGATGCGCGCGGCGCGCAGGACCGCATGGCGCTCGCTGAAGTGCTGGACAACGCGCTGGAGCGTGGCGACGCGCGGCGTGCGCAGATGGATAAGGCTGTCGCGACACCAGCCGCCAATGATGCCCCTGTCGTGCCGATCAGCGAACCGCCGCCCGCCGGCACCGCGCGCGTGATGGCCACCCTGCCCGACAACACGGGTAAGAAGCCCATCGAGCAAGCGTTCGACATGCGCGACGCGCTCAAGTCCATCGCGGACGAGTATGCCGCCAAGGGCACGCTCACGCCCGAGCAGGCCGAGCACGCGAAGCACGTGAACTCGATCCTCAGCGCGTTCAAGGACATCACCGGCCGCAAGTTCAAGAATATGAGCGACGGCAGCAAGCGCGCGAACGACTACATCGACGGCATGCTGGAGTATGGCCGCGACGCGATCGAAGGCCAGACCGGCGAATCGCTGGCGAGCCGTTCGAACCTGCCGGGCCAGACGAACCCGAACCTGCTCGACTCGATCGGCGGCCAACACGTTGAGGGCAAGCTGCATGACGTGCTCGGCAATCTGGCCGAGACGGGCTCGAAGGGCTGGGTTCGCACTTACGCGAAGTTCCTGCAGACCCTGAACCTGCCGACGAAGATCATGGGCCATGGCGACATGGATCACCCCACGGACGCCGGCATCCAAGGCCAGTACACGCCCGCGCACGACGCGGTCGATCTGTTCCGCACGGGCATGAGCGAGCATGTCCTGCTGCACGAGGCGACGCACGCGGCGCAAGCGCACCTGATCAACTTCGCTGATAGCTTGGTGAAGGCCGTGGCTAAGGGCTACGCGCCGCGCAACCAGTTCGAAGCGCGCATGCTGCGCATGGGTCAGGAACTCGACGCGCTGCGCAACGAGGTGATTCTGCACGCTTCGGCCGACAAGTACGCGAATGAGTACGGCCTCACGAACAACCACGAGTTCTTGGCTGAACTCAACAGCAACCCGTCGTTCCAGCAGTTCCTTAAGGACACGGTGCCGGCCGCCGAGGGCAGCGCCGCGCCTAAGTCTTTGTGGCAACGTGCTGTGGAGTTCGTCAAGAAGCTGTTCGGCGCGACCGGCAAGGAAGCCCCGGCCACTTCGTTCTTCGACCGCGCGATGAGCCTCAACGACGAGTATTTCGACGTGGCCAAGATGCAACGCGACTTCGACTCATCGCCGGCCGGCGCGCTGGAGTCGACGGGTCAGGTGTTGCACTCGATGGCGAGCGCCGCCGACCACCTCGAACGGATCACCGACAAGCTGCCCACGGCGAACCGTGGCCTGTTCCAGAAGATGCTCGGCTGGAAAACCGTGGACTTCATTGCGCATCAAGTGCGCACGACCCCGGCCATGGTCGAGTCCGGGTTCGCCAAGGCGGTTGACGGCTACCGCGCCGCGCGCGACGCGCGCCGTGTCGTGGCCGAGCAGCTGAGCCAGTCGCTGGGCGATTATGCCGAGCGCACCAAGGCGGCACTGCGCGCGACGAAGGATGCCAAGGCGTTCAACTTCAAGCTCATGCGCATCGCTGGCGAGGCGTCGATCAACGGTTTCGACTTCACGAAAAACTACGCCGACAACCTCAAGATCAACAAGGCACTGGACGCGAAGCCCGACTACGTGAACGCGATCCACCGCGAGTATCGCCAGCTGCCGGAGTCGCTGCAGACGGCGCTCGCGGAGGGCGCGAAGCAGAACCGCAAGACGTACGTGCAGACGGTGTCCTCGCTCACGGCGAACCTGATGAGCGTGCACACGGGCGTGGTGCCGCGCCTCGAAGCGGAGATCGCGCGCCTGCAGCCGGGCGACGAAGCCCGTGCGCGTCTGGAGAACCAGCTGGCGATCGCGCGTGCGCAGTCGGACTTTGCGGCGAAGCACATGGGCCAGATGGACTTTATGGACAAGGCGTTGCGGGGCAAGGCCAACGCCAACGCTGATCTGCATCTGGATGGCGCGGCGTCCGAACTCGACGCGCGCGTGCGCAGCATGTTCGCCGAGGCCAAAGAACTGCCGGAGGATACGCTGCTGCAGCGCGGGCTCGCGGAACTGGGCCGCATGTACTACGCGCAGACCAAGGCCCCGTACTTCTCGCTCGGCCGCGATGGCGATCACTACGTCAACATCAAGTTCAAGGACGGTGTGACGGTCACGCCGCAGATTCAGGCCAAGCTGGAGGAAGCCCTCGCCGGCTCGAACAAGGTGCTCGGCGACCTGAACGGCCAGAAAAACGCGTTCTTCCGCGTGGACTCGCTCGATCAAGCGCAGGGTCTGTTCGACAAGCTGGTGAAGGCCGGCGGTGCGGACGTGGTCGACGTGCCGCAGTCGAGCAAGGGCATGCTGACGATCAACGACATGCAGGGCGCGGCCGGTGTCACCCCTGCCCTGCGTCAGCTGGAAAAGGCGTTGCACGATAACGCGAACCTCGACGCGTCGCTCACGCCCGAGCAGCACATGGCCGTCAAGCAGAACATCACGCGCCAGCTGCTCTCGATGCTGCCGGAGACGGCGGGCCGCAGCGCCAAGATGGAACGCAAGGGCGTGCCCGGCTACGACGGCGATTTCGTCGGCAGCTTCGCGCGCCGCGCGAGCGGCATGGTGCAGGACTTGAGCAACACGTACACGAACCGCCAGTTCGCGCAATCGCTGCGGGACATGAAGACCTCCAACGAGGCGATGAACCGGGGCACGGACAGCGACGCGGCAGCGCGCGCGACGATGGTGGCGGGCGAGATCAACAAGCGCTACCAGAACGGCATGACGCGCGTGGACAACACGCACATCAACATGCTGAACTCGTTCGGCCACAGCTTCTATCTGGCCGTGTCGCCGGCATTCTTCATCCGCACGATGGCGCAACCCTACCATCGGGGGGTGCCGATCCTCGGCGCGCGCTACGGCTTCGTCGGCGCTTCGAAGGAAATGGCCAAGGCCACCGGCACCGCGATGAACGTGATCCGCAACTCGATCGCGGCCGGCTGGAAGGCTGACGGTATCCATGGCGTGATAAGCACCGGCATGAAGTTCGACAACCTGCCGGGCCTGTCGGTCGAAGACAAGGGGTTCATTCAGGAACTGCACGATCGCGGCGTGCTCAAGCTCGGCCAAGCGCAGCAGCTGCAGCACGCGATGGAAGGGTCGAGCCAGCGTCAGCAGGACGTGGCGCGCCTCGCCTCGATGACGGCGCAGTACGCGGAAATGACCAACCGCCTGACGGTGGGCCTCGCGGCCTTTCGCATGGCGCGCGCCGGCTCTAAGGGCTTCCGGCCGATGGATGTGAACGCCGCGACGGAGTGGGCGAACGACGCCGTCACCAACGCGATGGATAACTTCGACCCGGACAACACGGCGCGCCAGATCGGCAAGTTCGGGTTCGCGGGCAAGTCCACGCCGCTGTTCACCTCCTTCATGAATTACAACTTGCAGACGATGCAGCATCTGGCGCGCACGGTGCAGGACGGCTATTTCGCGAAGGACAAGGGCACGCCCGAGGGCGTGCAGCGCATGAAGGAAGCGCGCCGCGAGTTCTCCGGCCTCATGGCCGCGACGTTCGCGATCTCGGGCGCGCTCGGCATGCCGTTCGCCAACGCGTTCGCGGGCGTCTACAACACGTTGGTGAAAGACAACGACGACCCGAGCGACATCCGCGGCGACTTCCGCAACTGGCTCAGCAAGACGTTCGGCGACGGCGCGGGCGATTTCATCGCGCACGGCGCGGGCTCGCTCATCAACATGGACACGTCGACGTTCGGGCTCGAAAACCTGCTGCCGGGTTCCGAGTTCTTGGCCTCGCGCGCGCAGGTGAAGGACCGCATCGCGGACCAGTCGCAGCAGCTGCTCGGCCCGGCGCTCAACGGCTTGATCGATGTGGGCCTCGGCGCGCACACCATGATGGAAGGCAACTACATCAAGGGTCTGGAGCAGATGCTGCCGTCGGGCATCAAGCCCTACTACAAGGCGGCGGAACTGGGCGGCGCCATCGGCCCCGGCGGCTACACCGACGCGAAGGGCAACCCGTTGCCGGCGCCGTTCGACAAGGCTGGCGCGTGGGATGTCGGCCTGCAGGCGGCGGGCTTCCGCACCAACGAGAAGGCCACGCGCGACGAGGCGGCGCACGAGTTCTCGCAGAATCAGCAAATTTTGCAGCATCGCCGCGAGATCATCGGCGACCGGGTTTTCAAGGCGTCGCAGTCGGGCAACCCCGACGATATGAAGGACGCGATCGCGAAGGTCGCCGATTTCAACCGCGCCAACCCGACGCAGCCGATCACCGACATCGCCGGCCTGATCCAGCGGCACATGATGGAACACGGGCTCGGCGCGGGCCTCGGCATCAACCTGACCAAGCGCCAAGTGCCTGTGGCACAGCAGCAGCTGGGTTACGCGGCGATGCCCATGCGGCAGTAAAAAATGTACACTCCCACCTATTCCAAGGGGCGTTCATGGCTTGTGTAAATAATCAGGACTTCTATGTAAATGCCGGCGCGACGTTCCACCCCACCGTGAGGTGGGGGTCGGACCAGCTGAGCGCCGTGCCGGTCCAAGCTATCGCGCAAGCCGCCCCCGCCGTCATCACCGCGCCGGGCCACAACGTACCGCCCGGTTGGCCGGTGGCCGTCGTCTCGGCGCAAGGCATGCCGCAGATCAACGCGACGCGCTACCCGCCGCAGGGCTCCGACTGGCGCCGTGCGACCGTGCTCGACGCGGCGCGCGTGTCGCTCAACAGCGTGAACTCGGCAGACTTTACCGAGTACACGACGGGCGGCTTTCTGGTCTACAACGCGCCGATGCCGCTCGTAGGCGTCGCCGCGCACATGGCGATTTACGACAACCCGGATCGCACCGGCGTGCCGATCGCGACGCTCACGACGGGCTCGGGCATCACGGTGGACTCGATGGCGATGACGATCATCCCGGAGTTGCAGACGGCTGGCCTCACGTGGCGGATCGGGTATTACGAGTTGGACATGACGGACGCGGCGGGCATCGTCACGCGAATTCTGACGGGCACAATCACAATCGACTAAGAGCAAGACATGGCGTTGATCAACACGATTCACGGAAGTATTGAGGAATCCGAACTTCTGAAGCTGGAAGGCGGAATGGAAAATGAGCTTGAGGTTGTCCGCTGGGTGCAGTACCACCTGCCGGCGGACGGCTCGATGGTTCACCGCAGCGCCCACGTGCACCTCAAAACGGTGTTTGCGGATGGCGCGATCGCAACTTTTGGATAAGGAGCCATCATGGCCAACGCACAAGCTATGTGTACTTCGTTCAAGCAAGACCTCTTGAACGGCATCCACGCCTTCGGCACGTCCGTCGCGCGCGCCACGACCGTGCCTGACACGTTCAAGGCCGCGCTCTATCTGGCATCGGCCTCGCTCGGCGCCTCGACCACCGCCTACTCGGCGACCGGCGAAGTGACGGGCAGCGGCTACACGCCGGGCGGCGTCTCGGTGACGTTCGGCAATGCCCCGACGACCTCGGGCAACTCGGCGTTCGTCACCCCGTCGGCCTCGATCGTCTACTCGAACGTGACGCTCACGACGGCATTCGACAGCGTGCTGCTCTACAACGGCACCGCAGCCGGCAAGAACGCCGTGTCGGTGCATACGTTCGGCTCGCAGACCATCACGGCCGGCACGCTGACGCTCACGATGCCTGTGAATGCGATCGGCACCGCGCTCATCGAAATCGACTAAGGGGGTAGCGGATGGCGACGTACTATATCGACCCGGAGGGCGGTAACAACGCGAACGCCGGGACGTCGTTCGCCACCCGCAAGCAGTCGATGGTGGGGATCAGCTATTCCCCGAACGACAACGTGCGCATCATCGCGTCGCCGGCCCCGGCAAGCCTCGGGGTCGCGTCGTGGACGGACGACAGCTACACCGTCTATCTCGGCACCGCGAAGACCCTCACGATCGACAACTGCGAGACGGCGTGGACAGCGGGGGCGAACGTCACCGCCACGGCCAGTGCGACCTCGGCTAACCGTAAGCAGGGCAGCTTTTGCGCGAATTTCTCGTTCGGGAGCTTCACGGGCGGCCTCGTCGCGTACCGCACGGTGGCGCTCGATCTCAGCGCGTACTCGTGCATTTCGCTATGGATGGCGCCCGCGCAGGCGCTGACCTCGGGCGTCAAGCTGGCGCTGTGCTCTGACTCGGCCGGACAGGTGCCGATCGTCACGCTCCCGATGCCGGCATGGCTCCTTGGCCTCTCCCCCCCGTCGCGGCCATTCTCGGTGCTGTACGAGAATGGGGGCGCGGCGCTGCCGAGCGGCATCAACTCGATCGCCTTCTACTGCGATGCGAAGCCGGTCACGTCGTCGATTAACGTCGACAACATCATCGCGACCAAGGCGTGGGGTGCGACCGATCACCTGTCGCACGGCGTCCTGATTGGCAAGAACAACACCGCCGAGCCCGAGTGGTATCCGATCCAGTCGATCGATGGCACCACCATCGTGCTCGGGAATCTGTACGATACCGGCGCCAGCCCGACGCGGGCGTACCGCGGCGCCACCGAAGCGGTCACGACTTACGCGCTGTACCCGCTGCGCACGCGCGCCACCGACTATCTCAGGAACGCGGGCGGCATCAATTCGACCGCGCCGCTCACCATCACTGGTGGGTGGAACCGCACCGATATGTCGACGCAGACGGGCGTCTCGTGGCTCACTGGCGAGGGCATGCAGCAGTATGGCCTCTACAACGGCCCCGCCAATTTCGATGCGATTTACCTGCCGGACTATACGATCGGCTTCGCCAGCTACGCGGCGTATGGCCTTTACGACAACAGCGCGAACAACATGATTCGCCGCATCTTGGGGATCGTCAACTGCGGCGCCCCGGTGTTCCGCTCCGGCGGCTGGATGCTCAACGACTACGACTTGGGCAACATCGTGTACAACGCGGCAGGGCTCGCGTTTTCGTCTACGCAGATGGGCGTGTTCAAGCTGCGCGTGCGCCGGATCACCGGTACTTCGAGCGTGACCTACGCGCCGGGGTTCATCCCCTCCGACACCTACGACGACTCGAACGCCGACACCGTGATCGACCAGATCGACAACTGCGAATCCGCGGTGAATGTTCAGGTGAGCGGCGCAAAGGTGCGTTTGCGCGGTTTGGTCGCAAAAAACAACAAGACCGCGACGGTCAAATTTACGAACGGCGGCGGCGGGGCCTTGGTTGAACTGGACCGCCCGACGCTTGGCGACAGCACGGTGTACAACACGACCGTGGCCTCGTCGGTGGTGCGAGTCACTGCGGCGAACGGCGTGCGGTGGGATAACCGCGTGTACACGCAGGCGCACACGCAGACCGTGACATCGTCTGTCGCGCACGGCACGGCGCCGTACAGCGTGATGCTCACTGCGGTCAACTACCAGTACAGCCACGATCTCCCACGCCAAGTTCGGCTCGCGCGCGTCGCTTGCCTGTCGGGCAAGACGGTGACATTCATCACGTGGGTGCTGCGCTCCTCGCCGAACATCACCGCGGGCCTGCGCACGTGGAGAGGCTGTGTCGCGGGTGTTGGCGACATCACGGTGACGGGCGTCGCGACGTCGGGCACGTGGGAGCAGCTGGCGCTGACGTTCACCCCGACTGAGGACGGTGTGGTGGATGTGTTCGGCTGGTTGCAGGCGGCTAACGTGGTCGGTGCCAATAACGCGTCGGCCTACTTCAGCGATATGGCGGTGTCGTCGACATGAGCCTGCCCCAAGGGTCCGACCTTCTCACACTCGGCTGGGGCGCTGACGGCGACCCCTTCGTGCTGCTCGCGCCGAGCGGGTCTGTCGACACGACCCTGTTCGGGTGGGGCGCTGACGGCGACCCGTTCAATTTCTCGCCGACGACGGTCCCGGTCGTACTGCTCGCGCTCGCCGGCAACGCCAGCACCGCACGCGTTGGCACGCCCGGCGCGAATCTCGTCACGCCAGCCGCCGGCAACGCATCGAGCGCGCACCTCGGGGCCATCGGCTACACGCGCGCGGCCAAGCTCACGAAGGCCGCCGCGACCGGCCGCGTAGGGGCAGCCGCAACCACGCGCGTCGTCACCCCCCTCTCAATCGTCAAGGGCGCGGCATACGCGGGCTACATCTTCCGCCCGAACTTCCCCACCATGCGCCTCGCCCGCGTGACCGCCACGGGGCGCGTGGGGGCTCCGTCGTCGATGGATGTGGTGATGCTCGCCGAGGGCCGTGCTGCGGCTTCTGGCAAGCTGGGCTCGGTCGTCGCCGGCTCGGGCGTCGTGCGCCTGCTCACGGGCGTGCAAGGCACCAGCAAGACGGGCCAAGTCTTGGCCTCGCAGATCACGCTCGCGGGCGTCGTTGCCTCGACACATGCCGGGGCAGTTACGGCAACGCAACTAACCATCCGCCTGATCGGCAACCCGGCCAAGGTACTGCTCGGCGACTACGGTGTGAACGGCCTCGTAACAAGGCGGCTTAGCAGAGTGGCGGCCAGCGCACAGGTTCACAGCGTTATCGCGATCAAGCCGGTGCTCGTCTCCGGTGTCGCCGCGTCGGGGCGCGTAAACTCGCCCACTCCTAGCTGGGGCCAGCCCTTGTCTGGCGTGGCGCCAGCCGTCGGCACTGTCGGCGGGGTTGTGGCTGGTCCGATGGCGGCGGTTCGGGGGCAGACGATTAGTTGCAAAGTTGGTTCGGTGGGCGTCAGCGTCAGCGCGGATCGGCAGCTGCTCGGCGTGCAAGCGCTCGGCGCGGTCGGCGCGGTGGCCCTTGCTGCAACGCTCTCCCCCACCGGCGCCCGCAGCCAGCTGCTCGCGGGCGTGCTCGCACCGTCGATGTCCAAGGCTGCGGCGGGCGTTGTGGCGTCCACGGCGATCGGGCGTCTCACAAATACCACAGGTTTGTATAGCGTCGCAGGCGCGGGCCGTGTCGGCTCGGTGCGCGCGGCGCGCAGCATCACCCCCATCGGCGCGAAGGCGACCGCACGTGCAGGCCACGTCGGTGCTGGGGCCGGGGGTGGCCCGATCGCGTTTGCGCGCGTGGCGGCTGACGAGGCGTTCGCGATAACTATCGTGCAAGACGTTGTTGGGTTGTCATCGATCGATTCCGCGGACTGTATTGTTACTGCCGTAACAGCGCTGGCCGTTGCGCAGCTATAATCAGGTCACAAATAATGAGTACATCTAATGATCGGGGAGGCCGCATGGTCGGCGCTTTTTTGACCGGCGAAGCAGCGGCAAGCGCGGTGAAGGCCACACCGCCCGTGTTGGTGTCCGTGGGCTTTCTTAAGGGGGTCGACTGGAGCCACACGGTTCTCGTCCTGACCGCCGCGTACACGTCTTTGCAGATCGTGTTTCTGCTGTGGGACCGCTATCGCAAGCTGAAGGGAAAGGACTGATCATGCCCGTTATGTCCGCCGAAGCACTCGGCCATCCGAACATCGCCGCATTCATGGACATGCTCGCCAGCGCTGCAGCTGAGGGCACTTCGTCCAGCCCGATCACGAAGAACAACGGTTACGACATCATCGTGTCTGGTGTCGACGGTCGCCACCGCTTCGACGACTACAAGCAGCACCCGTTCGCGGATGGCCGCAAGTCGGTCGTGGTCAACAGCAAGGGCCTCACGTCGAACGCCAGCGGGCGCTACCAGTTCATGCTGAAGGACTGGGCGCACTACCGCGATCTGCTGCACCTCCCCGACTTCGGGCCGGGCGCGCAGGATCGCTGGTGCTTCCAGTTGATCAAGGAACGCAGTGCGATCCCGGCGATCATCGCGGGCGATCTCGACAACGCCGTGGGGCGCTGCTCGAACATTTGGGCCTCGCTGCCGGGCAACAACTACGGTCAGCGCCAAGCGTCCATGGCGGCATTGCGCAACGTGTTTATCGGTGCTGGTGGGAGGCTCGCATGAGCGTGCTCGGGATCGGTGATGCAGTCACCGCGGCGTCCAAGCTGATCCAAGACGGCATCGACAAGGTGTGGCCGAACCCGCAGGACAAGGCGACCGCCGAGGCCACGCTGATCAAGGCGAACGCCGACGCGGCGCTCGCGCAGCTGACGCAGCAGATGTCGGTGATGCTGGCCGAGGCGCAGAGCAAAGACCCGTGGACCTCGCGCGCCCGGCCGAGCTTCATGTACGTGATGTACATCCTGATCCTCTGCTCGATCCCGATGGGCGTGCTGTCGGTGTTCTCGCCTGCCGCCGCCACGACGGTCGCCATGGGCATGAAGGCGTGGCTTGCTGCGATCCCTGACGCCATGTGGGGCACGTTCGGCACGGCGTACTGCGGCTACACGCTCTCGCGCAGCTGGGAGAAAAAGAAGGGCCTCACGAAGTAGGTTTTTTCGTCGCCTTCAGGACAAAGACGCCCGGACCTATGGGCGTCACGTCTGCCTCTTCGGCGCCGAACTCAATCGCGCCGAGCAGCGACACCATCATGCTTTCCTCCACGATCACGCGCTCATCGAATCCGTTGGGCGCGCGCTCTGCTTTCTCGGCGAGGAACTGCGCGGCCTTGCCTTCCTCACCGAACACCGCGCAGCACATGAGGTAGTGGTAGCCGAGCGTGTCCGGCGGGTATCGTTCCTTGACGTTCATCGCACGCTCGAAAACTTGTAGTTCATCGGCGGCTTGTCCGTGGCGAGGCTGGCGTCCATCTGCTTCACGCTGTAGCCGCGCAGCTTGAATTCGGCCTTCGTCTTGTACGGCATGTGGCTGGCATCCTGCAACAGCTTGGCCCATGCCTCATCGGCGGTGTCGCTGGCCAGCCACGTGACGATCGTGCCGCCGGGCGTTTTCGGGAACCACTTCTTCATTTGGCGCTCTCCAACTCATCGGCAACTGATTCCGCTTCGGCCGCCGCGTCGAACAGTGTGCCCTGCTGCGGGTTATCGTCCCGCAGCTTGTACGCCTTCACGAACGCGAGGCGGTCGCCATTGAACATGTACTGCACGTTGACCCAGTACTGGTCGCGCGCGGTCGAGCGGAACAGGAATTTCTTGTCGAGCAGTTCCTTGATGCCGCGTTGGAACGACCGCTCGCCGCCCTCGGGGGCATCCAGCGCCGAGAGGATCACAAAGTCCCGATCCTTGTGGTTGCGCATCTGGTCGTACACCATCTGGAACATGAGTAGCCCCGGCTTCGTCATGCCGATCGCCTGCTTGAGCCCGGCCAGATAGAGCTTCACGAACCGCTCTTTGTCGACTTCCTCGAACTCGTAGACCATTGCGCCGCCATGGCCCAACACGTCGCCAGTATCGTTGTCGATGACGATACCCTTTCGGTCGTTGCCTAGCTTCGCGCGGCGCGTCTTGGCGATCTGCCCAGCGGACGGGATCGTGGGGTTCGAACGGTACAACTCGTACCCGTACCGATTCACGGGGTTATTTTGGCTGTCCTGTGCCATTTTCGGGGGCCTCAAATTGTCGCTCCAAGGCCCGCAGTTTGTAGCAGCAGCGACAAAAACGCAACGATTTTTTGGTAGCCCAGACACCCGATTCTGTCGCTACAGCGACAATTTTTGGTAGTTGGCGCTATATGAACAAAGGGTTTGCGGGATTTCGCTTCTTATATAAAGAAGGAATCCGATGCGGCACTTGTCCATGGACCCACCCCCAGCGCTCTATCACGCCCGAGGGGGTGGGTCGGTGGGCAAGTGCCTGCTAAGAAGAAAATTCTAGCCCCACGCCCCTGTGGATAACTCATAAGATCGGACTTTTTCTTCGGGGCGGCTTAGGGTAAACGTATGAATTACCGCTTTCGGCGCTTCTTGATCTCGGCCCGCCACTGCTCCAGCTGCGGGCGCGCAGCGGCGAGCATCACGCGCGTCATGTCCGACCCCGTGGCCTCCGAGATTTCCTTGAGCAAGGACCGGAACGAGACCGGCAGGTTGAACGTGCTCATTTTGGTCTGCTCGGGCTTGTTGAAAAGCGTCTGCAGGGAGGTGGGTTCGTCCGGCGCCTGTGGCTCCGGCGGCGGCTCCGGTTCCTCAACGGGTTTAGGGTTCTGAACGATGCGGCTCGGGAAGTTGTGCGCCTTCGACAGCTGCTCGATCACGGCCGGGTCGACTGGCTTGTGGTGGGCCGGATCAGGTTTCAGGGTCGGCAGATCATCGAGGTCGATGAACGAGTTCACGCGCTCAGCCATGCCTCACCCCCCTCTTGCGCCACCATGCTTGCCACCTCGGCCATGAGCTTCTCGGCGTTGGCGATGGCCTTGTCGCGGCTCGGCGCAACCTTCAAGTCCAGCTGTTCGAGCGTCTGGTTGTACGAGAACATGAGCTTGAACGCCTCGCGCTCCCACAGGTCGGTGGTCATCACCTGCACGCCCGCCTCGCGCAGATTGTCGCAAATGGATCGCATCGTCTTCGTGACGATCGCGCCCGAGGTGCGGGTGAACAGGATGGCGTGCGGCACCGTGCGATTCGACATGCGGTGGAAGTCGCGAATGACGCGCAGTGCCTTGCTGGCCTGCGCCGCGTCCAGTTCGGACGCCTGCATCGGGATCAGCACGAGATCTGCTTGGCTGACGGCCAGCAACGCCACCTTACCCGCCGAGCCTTCCAGATCGACGATCACCACCGACGACGCTGCCGCCGCCTTGTCGATCACGTCGATGATCGAGTCCTCGTCCACCTCCCCGACGATGTTCAAATAGTCGGTTCCGCCGCCCTTCGACCACGCCACTTGCGGGCGGTTCGGGTCGGCGTCAATTATGGTCGTAGGGTAGCCGCGCTTGGCGAATTGCGTGGCGAGAACGAGCGAGGATGTGGTCTTGCCTACCCCGCCTTTCGGGCTGATGAAAACGATCGTCGGCATCTGGAACTCCTTGTGTGGTAAGGGGTTCCCATCCTACACTTATATTTACATCTGTATGTATGTAAGCCCACATAGATGTACAGCTTTAAATACAGATGTATGTATAGATGTATGTAGACGCGTATGTATCAGCGTATGTACAGCCATATGTATAGCTGCCCATACAGCCACATGTATTGGCCCCGGCCGCCTCTCTTACCGTATAACACTATCAGCCTAGCGGGGCGGATAGGGCGCTCACTATGAGAGGGGCTTGTGGCACGGTCTGCCGGGATCACCGCTGCGTTGAGCGCCGCTGTCGTCAACTCAAGAAGGGTCTGCGCGGGTGGCGAGGCGGTCGGCGACCAGCTTGGCGTAGCCCACGATGTCGTGCCAGTTGTCGTGGTAGGTGGGGTCGCCGTTGAGCATGCGCGCGATCTTGTCGGCGATGGTCTCAAGCGCCTGCTTCTGGTCGGCCGCGAGCCCGGACCAGCCGGGGTTGATCCAGAACGATTCCTTGATCCGCTGGCAGATCGCCGCGTGGGTGGCGAAGTCGCCGTAGCGCGCGCCGCGCTCGGCGAGGGTGGCGTTAATGTCCATATCAAACTCCAGTCGTTGAACGCAGGGCCGCGCCGCTGAGCATCCAGCAACGTGTTTGGCCCTTCGAATACACGGTGTCGGCACCGAGAACCTTTTGCGCATTGCGCTTGGCCAGCACGCCGTCGCGCTCCAAGTTCTGCTCGAACGCCCGGAAGCTCGTGCGGTGCTCCGCGCAGTACGCCATCACCGCCGAGCGCGCGACAAAGATCGTGTCCGTGTCGAGTTCGTGCCGGATGAACAGATCGTCGAACGGCTTAATCACGATGTTGTCCAGATTCGTCGCGCCCTTCGGCGACAGCGCCAGCGTGTTGCGCACGTGGCCATCGAGGAACTGGCTCAGCAATTCGACCGGCGTCGAGCCCGACTCGCGGATCGCTTCGCGCTGGCGCGTGAGCAGGCTGATCATCCACTTGAGGTCGTCCTCGTAGGGGAAAGCGAGGATGCCTGCCTTGCTCGCGATCTGCGCGGCGGTGTACGCGGCGGCGACGACTGCCGACCAGTAGCGCTCGGCCGAGGCGTTGCGCGATGCCAGCAGGCGGTCGACCTTCTCGACGTTCTTGATGTACAGCCGCTTCACTTGTTCGTAGTGCTTAGCAATATACCCCATAAAGATCGCGCCAGCGTGGCCATAGTTCTGTCCCATGGCACGGATGAAACGGTCGGCATCGATCTTGGCGTCGGCGCGCGCATCGACGAGCGAAAACTCGACCGAGATCACGCGCATGAGGTGGGGGTCCACGTCCTTGCCGGTGGACATGAGCGAGGTGAGGGTGTCGGCGTTCGTCGACGTGAGCGTGAGGTTCGCCCACGTGTCGAGGCGGCCCACCATCGTGCCGTCGGCTTGCATGCGGCGCTTGCCTTCGCCCTGCGAGATATTCAGCGCAAGGCGGCGCAGCTCGTCGCTGTCGCGCTCGGTGATGTCGTCGAGCAGGAAGGGCAGGGAGTGGACGGTGCCGAGCGTACTGTACAACGCGTTGGTGGTTGCGCCTTCGCGGTTGCCGTTCACCACCAGCGCATCGGGCGAGCCCCACACGGACGAGCATGCCTTGAGGCAAGTCGTCTTGCCGCGCCCGGAGGCGCCGCCGGCCGCGAGCATCGCGCCACGGTTGCCGGTGTCGTTCATGTGGAACAGGGGCGACGCGAAGCTGGCGTACAGAAAGAAGCGGTGGCCTTCGTAGCCGGGGCGGTTGTAGAACTGCATGGCCTGCTGCCAGCCGGTCAGCGTCCCGGCCGTCTTGAGGCCGTTCTTGGTCGTCGCGCGGATCGCGTCGCTCGCCATGTGCGGCGTCATGGTGCCGTCGGCGTGGATCAGGCGGTCGCCCAGCACGAATGTGGTGTGCTCGTCGTGCCAGCCAAGGCGCTCGTACAGCTTATCGCGGCCCGCTTCCTTGGCCAGCTTTTGCAGGTAGGCAGACATATAGAGTAGCGTCATCTTCGGTTGATCGCCATGCAGCACGATGCCCTTGCCGAACAGCAGCTTGGACAGCCCGCGGCTATCTGCCAGCAGGCCGAGAGGCACCACGAAGTCGCGCGGCTCGGTGCCGGCGTCCTTGCGCATGGGCAGGTGCACGCGCCACGTGCTGTGCTCGTCGATCTCCGTGTCGGTGCCGTTCTGGCTGCGGATCGCGAGCGGGTACAGGTCGTACGGGCAGATCACCTCGAACAGCGGGCGGCCTTCCGAGTCCTCCGTCTCGCGCACGACAGCGCCATCGGCGCGGCGCGAATAGCCGGTCGGGTTCTCGGGCCGGGTGAGCATGATCGTGACAGGCGTCTGATCGATCGCGTCCGGGGCCGGTGGCACCGTGATCGCCACGGGCGGGGCAGGGGTGTCAACGACCTGACGCCCGAGTTGCGCGGGCGAGGTGAGCTTGCCCCAGTGCGGGCACGACTCGCAGATGGACGGCTGCAGCTGGTGGAAGTGCGAGCACTTCGTTGGCCCGGCGTTCCAGTTGACGATCTTCTGCTCGGTGCGCGCGGTGTCAAAGTCCGGGTGGCCGTCCGAGATCACGCGCGCGGCGGCCTGCTGCGGCTCGCAGAACTTCACGACGCCGAGGCCCGCGCGCCACAGCTGCTCGCCCGTGTCACGCCCGCGCACGCCCGCCTGCTTCTGCAGCTGCGGGCAGTGGAACACGATGCGGTCGAAGTTCAGCGGGTCGTTGGTCGCGCCGAGGTTGTCGCCAGCGCCCCACACGTCCGCAGCCGGGCCGCCGCCGAGGGCACCGACCTTGGACCTACCCGCCGCCGTTGCGACGCCGTGCTGGCCCGCATAGCCCGTCACGCGCCCGGCGAAGTCTTCGAACGAGATCGGGGAGGGGGGAGGGGTGAGCAGCGAGACCGGCGCGCCGCGCTTGACGTTGTAGCTGCCGAGCACACGCAGCACGCGCGCCTCGTCCGAGGTCAGACTACGGTCGGCCTGAAACTGCTCGTGCACGCAGATCGCCTTGAACTGCTCGGCGACCGGCTTCCATATCGAGGTGGTCACGTCCTGCGCCAGCGGCCAGTACGCGTGGATGCCGCCGCCCGAGTCGACGATGAGCGGCCGGGGCAGGCCGATTTTTTTCACGAAGCTCTTGAGGCTCGTGAGCGCCTGCGCCTTGGACTCGAACTTGAGCGGGTCGCCCTGCCCGACGTCCAGATCGAGGAAGAACGAGCGGATGTGCTTGGCGTTGCTCTGCGTGCGGCGGCGGTACTTCTGCGCTGCTTCGTCCCAGTATTTGTCTTTCTCGAACCCCGCCATGGAAAAGTACGCGGGCCGTCCTTCGAACGTCAACTGGTTGACGAGTTCGACGGCGGTATCGAGCGTGCGGTGGGGGATGTTGACCCAGCCGCCAGTCGCACTGGGCGTGGCGACGAAGATCACCCCCGTCGACGGGGTAAGCAGCTGCAGAAAATCACGCGTGTTCATTATGGACCCCGAAATGTCGAGCGTCAGATTCTATGCCGCTTCTGACTGACGACGAAGTGGGCGGTAGGCGATAACCAGTTTTTCGACCAGCTTGATCCGTTGCGGCACGGTGCCGGCGAGCGGCAGTTCCTTGGCCCGCTTGGCTTTGCGGAGAATCGTTAGCAGCTTCTCCAATTTGTCCAACTTGTCCTGATCGCGCGGGCGCGCGGTGCCATACATCCAGCGGTAGATCGTGACATCGGACACGCGCAGCATGCGCGCCACGGCTTCCACCGGCACGTTGCCGTCGATGATGAGTTGGCCGAGGATCGGGCCGGGGGCGTTCGGGTCCGCTGCGTGGGCGTCTGCGATCTGCTGCAGGCGGTCGGCGGTGATGATGCGTGACATTCTTTCTTCCTATGTGAGCCGGACAAACGGAGGGGCGCTCCGTTTGTCCGAACGTGGCTTATTCGTCGCTGTCGTCCCAGCCGTCGAGCAGGGATTTCAGACCGTCCGGCGTGCTGGATTCCGTGCCCACACCAGCCTGCGGGGCGATCGGCTCAGCTGCCGGGGCCGCGGCGGCGACCGGCTTGGCCACCACATCGGTCACGCCGTCATCGTCGTCATCGTCGTCCTCGTCGGCCGCCGCCGCCGCCGCTGCCGCTGCCGCCGCTGCAGCTGCCGCTGCTGCTTCCGCTGCCGCCTTGGCCTTGGCTTCCTTCGCCGCCTTCTTGCGCGCCTTCTCGGCCGCTGCCACTTCAGCCGCCGCCTTGGCTTCTGCGTCCGCCTTGGCCGCTTCCGCCTTCGCCACCGCGTCGATTGCGTCCACAGCTGCAGTTGCCGCCGCGACCTTCGTGGCCTTCGTCGTGTCGGCTTGCGTGCCCGGAATCGACGGCAGGCCATCGGACGGGATGCCCGGCGTGCCCGTGGCGCCGTCGTTCAGGCCCGAGCCCGACAGAATCTTGGCGATCTCATCCGACGCGTCGTTCAGCATTGCCTTCGCTGCCACGGCCTCGTCGGGGTTCAGCCAGCGCGATGCCGAGAACAGCAGCTTCGGATAGGCCATGCGCTTGTCGAACTTAGCGCGGGTCTCGACGGCCGCCGTGTGCTTCGCGCCGCGTGCGCGCAGGAAGTCGAGGTATTGGTCCCATGCGAACCAGCCTTGCGCTTCGTTCTCAGCGTTGTCCTTGTCCCACACCGACGTCTGCGCCAGACGCAGCAGCAGCGGCACGTGCTTGCCGACGCCACCGACCGGGACGACTGCCACGCGCTTGTTCGGCGAGCATGCCGTGGTCGGCTTGCCGTTGTCGCTGATCTTGGAACCCTTGACCGCGTTCGGGCAGCTGGCGCACGTCTGTGCACACGGTTCCTTGATGTTCGCGTCCGGCTTCACGCCATCGCTCGATGCGCACGTCGGCGCCTTGTTCGCGCCGTCCTCGAACCCGCCCTCGTAAAACGCGCGGCTGCGGTTCTTGTTGTGGTCGAGCACGATGATGTTCACGATCTGTGCCGGCACCATGTCGCCGTTCACGTCCTGCATGAGATCGTTCTCGCTGCCGTCGATGTACGTGCGCCACACCTTGCCCTTGAACTTCAGAGCATTGATGCCATTGCGCTGAGCGATATTCGCTTCGTCGCCCCACAGCGAGTCGAGGTGTGCCGGGACGCCAGCGCCGCCGTTGAAAGGAATGAGGTTACTCATTATGTAGTGGTCCTTAAAAAGTTGATCACTATGTTTATGTCAAATGGCGTAACTTCTACGCCGACAGTCCCAACGCACCGTAGATACCGCGCAGGTGCAAGGCTTGCGAGATCGCATCGTCCAACGCGTTGTGGTGCGTCCCGACACGCTGCAAAGCTACGCTGTTCGCGCCCGGTGCATTCTTGAAGGTGCGATAGCAGCGTTCATTCCAAAATTGCCACGGCAGTTCTTTGCTGCACGCCTTGTAGGCCGCCGCGAGCAGGCCGCAATCGAAGCGCGCCGAGTTGCCCCACACCTGAACCGGGCGGCTGTTGACCCAGTCCGTGAACGCGTCGAGCGCGCACGGCAGGCTGCATGCTGCCGGGTCGTGGAACACTGCTTGCGCTTCGGGGCTCTGCAGCATCCACCACTTGAGCGTCGCGCCCGAGACGCGCATGCCCAGCGCGATCGAACTCTCGATGTCGATCGCCTGATAGAACGAGTCGACGATCGGCTCTGCGCCGTCCGTGTCGCCCAAGTAGAACGTGCACGCGCCGATCGACAGGATCGGGGCAAACGGCTCCGTGCCCAGCGTCTCCAGATCGAGCATCACATCGAGTGCTTCTTTCATTTCCCAGTCTTCCTTACGCGCATCACGCGCTCTCTAAACACACTCAGCCCCGGCGGCAGCATGCCGTCGTTCGCTTCCATATACTCTTTCACGTGCGTGGACGACACCCGCCGCTCCAGAAAGTCCAGATCGGCCTGCTCCTGCACGAACGTGTAGAACGCATGGCCGTCGGCGATCGAGTAGCGCACCGTCTCATCGGCATACGTCGTGCCGAATGGCGTCTTGAACCCCGTCACGCCCTGCTTGTCGGCCTCGGCCAGCATCGTGTTCTGGCACGCGTCCATGATCCTGTCGAACTGCCCCTTCTGATCCTCGTACGCCTTCGTGGCCTCGGCCTTCGCCGCGCGCGTCTTGAGGTACAGCTTGACGCGCTTCTCGACCGGCAGGCCGGAGATCGTTCCGAGGAACGCCACCAGCGTCGCTTCGTCCATCGTGCTCATGTCTCTATTTTCCTCGGGTGCCGAATACTTTCAAATGAACATATCCAGCTGCTTCTTGTACAGCTGCAGGATCGTCTCTTGGTTCACGGCGCGATCGTTCACCATGCCGTAGATGTCACGCTCCAACGTGTTGGCTTGAATGCGCACGATCGTCATCTTGCGGGTCTGCCCCGGCCGGTTGATCCGGTCCATCACCTGCAGGCTTTCCTCGTTCGAGTAGATCGGCGCGTAGAACACCATCACGTCGGCCTGCGTCAGATTCAGGCCGTGCGCCATGACCTTCGGGTGGCACACCAGTTCGTTCAGGCTCGGGTCGTCGCGGAAGTCCTGAAAGATCAGGTCGCGCTTGCCCTTGGCCACGTCGCCGTTCACGATCTCGACGCGCCGGCCGTCGCCGCGCTTGTTGTGCCACTCTTGGATTTCCTCGCGCAGCACGTTCACGATGCCCTTGAACGGCACGATGATCAGCACCTTGGCGCTCGCTTCCTCGATCACTTCCAACAACACCTTGAGGCGCGGCGCGTGGTCGATCGTCACGTACTGCTCGGTCTCGGTGTCCTTGATCGAGCCACACAGAATCTGGCGCAGCTTGCTGATCTTGTCGGCCGC